GTCTTTCGGCGCCTCACTCCGCCCAAATCCACAGGGTATATACCCAGCAGCCGGTAGCCAGTCGCCGGTCCTGCTCCCTCCAGACGTTCCGGTAGCGCCGGGCGGTCCTCGGTTTTCTGTTTCCGGTGGGAAGCGCCGGAGGTAGGGATACCTCTATACCCATAGGGATACCGATACCGGCCTGCCCTTCATGGTGTCTCGACATGCCGCGCCGCTTGCCATTCAAGGCAGGAGTCCAGCGCCTTCGTGGTCTGCCGCTGGCTACCAAGGTTGCAACACGTCCCTTCCCTGCGCCATGGCTCAACGTCCTGTCCGGCAGGCTCGGCCCATGAGCGACAGTCACGACACTGGCCCGGGCCTGCCGCTGGCTGCGCCGCCGCCTCTCCGGCTTCCCGGTGCTGGCCCACTTGTGTCCAATCAGGGCAGGTGTCTTCCGCTGCGGTTCTCCACCATGACCGGATGCCGCAATCCCCGATGGGTGTGCCGCTGACCGCATCGCGCCGCCAGTGAGCGCAAATGCCGCAGCCTTTCGACTGAACGCGATCAGGCGCACGGCGAAGGGGGATACCCCCGGATGGTGGAGTAGACTCCCGTCTGCCTTCCTTGATGCCTCTGTTCGGTGGGAAGGGTGGCCGATGGATCACCGTCCGATCAGAGCCGGAGGCGAGGTCAACTCCTGTGACCCGCTCAGGTGGGCCGGGCCATGGCTCAGGAGGCGCGACCTTACCGCCGCGCCGTAGAGGCTGAGCGCATGGGTTGTCGTGGCTCACGTCCTCATCGAAGGCAGGATCACGACCGACTCCACACAGCGTCTCATGCCAGATGACAGCAGGAAGCAGGCGCAGATAGCCCCACGCGCTGCGGTAACTCCATGTCTTCGGGCAGTAGGAGCATTTGAAGTGGCCTATCCATCCCGGGCCGTCTGTCTCAGTCGTCATCGTTTCTCCTCTCGTTCCAGATCACGAGCCCGTCTACAGTCGCGGCATACAGCACACCCGCCGCCAGCAAGGCCCGTCCCGATGTGCCTCAACGCCTCCAGAGAACATCCCCACATCGATGTAGGCTATGTCATCGGAGTCCTGAACACCGGCCTTCTCAACAGACGCCTTGAACTCAGCCCAAGTCACGGTCGTTTCCCCTTCTGCCAGTCCACCGCCGCCCGGTAGCATGACTGGAGCGCGAATATCACGACGGCGACGAACGCCAAGACCGTCGGCCACCAGAGCCCGAACGCCTCATGCACCTCGATCGCGGCGACATACCAGAGCCAGAAATACACCCCGACTCCGGTCAGCAGAAGCAGGAACAGGCGCCTGCGGAAATTCCAACACAGCAGGAAGATGACGGTGTAAGCCGCGAGCAGGAACAGCGTCATGCGTCCCTGCCGACGATCTCATCCACCGCCGCTGTAAACGCCTGTGTCGATCCTGTTCGCTGACAGAGCAAGCACGGGAAGCCCACGCCTCTCACTGAGCAGGTGTGCACCGTCATCTGAACCGCATCCACACGCCTGCCGCCCGGGCCTGCTCCTCGCCATGCGCCAGCACGAGCACACCGCAATACATACAAGCGAAGGTCATCGGTGGAGCGAGCTTGTCGAGTTGAGCCTTCTGCACCCATACCTCGATGCCGATGAACGCTCCATCGTTACTCGCCGTCCGGCGCACCTCGCATTCAGGCCGGAACGAATGCCCGGTGAGCTTCGCTGCCGCAATCCGATAGCGCTCGTCTTCAACCTGCCGAGCCTGCCGCTGTTCCTGCCTGTCACTCTGCATCCGCGTCACCTCCTACCGGCACGATCCGGTATTCCCATGTTCCGCGTGTCCGGCGCCGCTTCTGCTTGATGAAGCCTCCGAACCGGTCATGCGTGAGATCGCGAAGCCGGGCGCTGATGCTCGCCTCCGGGTATCCCGTTGCTGCCCGAATCTCCGAAAGGCTCTGCCACACCGGGAAATACAGCAGCATGTGAGATTTCGTGATTGCCAACTGTCCCGTCAGCCGCTCGCCGTCCAACTCCGGGTCATACGTCTCCCCTTTGAAGGGCGGGTGCGTCTCGAACAGGCTCGGCTGCGGCTCAAGCGCCTCATCGAGCGATGGGACAGGGAAGCGCGGCGTGACAAATTGCGGTCGGTGGATGCTCAGCCGCGCACCGGCATCAGCCAGTGACTCAATCGCGGCGCTCACCGCTTCCGCCTGCGTAGCGCCGGTTGCGATCACGAAGCTTTCCGCCTGAGCGCACGGATCTCCCTCCTCCAGATGGCACCAGACGTTCGCGCCGAATCGCCCCGTCTCGATGGTCAGGTTAAGCATCAGCAGGCCCGGTGATGCGCTGGCCGGGATAGTCTTCCGAGTTGTCAGCGCAGGAGTCTACGAACGACTTCTCCTGATACGCGATCTCCTCCGGTGACATCGGCGCATCAGGGCAGCCCGGTCGGTGGATGTCGGCATGCAAGCCGCAGACATCGCACTTGGAATTCTCGTGGGCCTCGCGGCGAGCCCGAAGCTCAGCCAGTTTCGCGAGGAGGGGAGCAGGGTTCGCCGCCGTCGTCGTCATCGTCTTATTCATGAATTGATATTAACAAAATGAGCGTGAGAGTCAAGAACTATTTTCAGTTTCGAGAACTTTTATTTTCGGCGCCATGCCCTCAGTGTTTTTAGCGCGTAGGCGTCAGCGTCTCGTTCGGAGAATTGTCCTTTCGCACCCCATACTCGCCGACCTCTCTTTACTCGCGCTTGCCAGAGGTGCCGCAACTCGTGGGCGGCAAGATAGACCAACGCTTCAAGCTGCGTGGCGAAATACGGCATCGGCAGGTATCCGGGCCGGTGTCGCACTTCGACCGGCGGTGCGGGGAACTCGCTAGCCGCGCCGATATATAGGTTGATGAACGGCGAAGCCGTAGAGTGTAGTCCGCTGCCTTGCGGGTATGCCTTCCCCTTCAGCCTGCTAGTGTGGTTCTGAGCAACCTTTACATCGTAGCCGCTTACGCCAGACGGGCAAGTGAATCGAACGACCTCGCGAATCGTCTCGTTCGGAATGTCCGTGGTGTTTCTCAATCGCATGGTGTCCTCCGTCGTCGTCGTCGCTGCGCTGTTAAAACAGGATCTCATCGCCGAGCAATTCGCCGAGCATTTCGTCGTGGTCATCAGCGACCGGAGCCGCAGCGGCTTCCACGCTCGCATTGTGCAGCGTGTCGTCCATCCACTCATCGAGGAATCCGTCGCTGCCATCTTCGTTGAAAGCCGCGACTCGCCGCATCGACTCATCGTGAGCCGCATCCTCGATCGCCGCCTTTGCCGCCGCTCCGTTATGCATGATGTCCATATCCAGAATGATAATATCAACCCGCCGTGGATGTCAAGAACTATTTTCCCTTCGTGAGATTTGCCTACCCAGCCCTGCACAATGCCTGCATCGCGCACGGTCGCCGGGCCGGACCCTTCCGCAAGCACAGCGGAATCTTGCGCCCTGCCGTGGGCGCAGCGGCTCACAATGCGGCGCGTCACCGCTCTTAACGGAGTAGGTGGCCGAGCCCATCCGCACCCGCCGCAACTGAAGCTCAAAGAACGCTTCGAGATCCATTGTCCCTCCGTTAAATCTGGAACATCGCCGACAGCAGGCGCGGCCCCGGCGAGCCGTCAGCCGGTTTCACGTATGCCGCGAGTTCTCGTTCCGTTTTCGCCGCCTTCCTGTTCGGGCAGCCTCCGACCATGGCGCACTTTGTAACTTCAGCGCAGGGAGCGAACGCGCATGACGGCTGAGGCGTCACTGTTTCCATGGGATGAACTGAGCCGTGTAGAAATACAAGGCGAGCAGCGCCGCGCCGCCAACGATCCGGAAGGCCAATTCACCGGCCCCAATCCTCTGACAGATGCAGTCTTCCATGTCGGCTATAACCGTCAGTTTCGGACACCCTTCCCGGTGCTTCATCGATTCTCCTCCTGTGTTTTCCGCGCATGGCACGACCGGCACAGCAGCCCGATACGCCCCATGTCTTCCACCGCTGAACGGCTCTGCCGCTCGTGGTCTTCCAACGGAGGCGTGTGGTCAAGGTGCAGCGTCCGCGCCTGAAGCAACCCGGCCTTGTGACAGGCGCTCGCCTTCAGGGTAGCTGCTCGTGGTCCCCACGGCAGCGCTTCGCCGCACACCGGCGTGATGCCATGACGAATCAACGCCCGGAAGAACGCAGGCCGAAAGACCTTCGACCAGTGCGAATCGTAGCCACGGGAGGCAGCCGAGCCCCGGTAGGCTTCCTGTTGTCGCGTGTGGGCCGGGCAGCAGCCGTCAGCGACCAGTTCAGGACACCCGCCGCCTCGCACCGCGCATGGTTTCTTCAACGCTTCAGGCATCAGAACCCAAGCCTCGTTAATTCGCCGCGCTCCGAGTCACCCGGGTTCGCGAGTAGCCACTCCGCGACCTCTTGCGTGACCAAGAACCCGCCATCACCATCGGCGGACACGACGGTTGTCCATACGACGTTTGGCATGGATGCCGGAAGCGCCGCCGCCAGCTGGACAGCCGCGAGCGCCGCGAGGAACTGCCGCCTATTCGGTTTCATGTAACCCGCAAGCGGTCCAGCGCTTCAGCCAAATCGGTCGCATCGTTTCGCCGTGGGCATTCAGCCGCGCCGGAGCCTTGAAACAGTAAGACTTCATGACATGGCCCCGAGCAAAGTGAGGCTTCTGAAGCTGGACGCAGAAGCGACAATCACCGCAGGCGTTCTCCGAGTCCCGGCCATGCTCCCGGTGCATCCTCTCAATGGGCCATTCCTTCGCCATCAGTCGATAGTGTGAAGCTTGAAGGTGCAGCCGGGCGCCGCAGGGATTCGGAACAGGCAGTCAGGGACACAGTAAGCCCGAGTCCACCGCTGATGCCGCGCTCCCGTCTCCGGTTCTGACTCGGTGGACGTTGGGAGTAGGTTCATACCGCCCTGCCTCTCACATTTCGCGCATGACCACGATACCGTAATCGCTTCCACTCAGACCTCCTCGATCGTGATTTCCGTCATTCCCACCCCGGTATCAACCCTGACCACTTCGACAGCGCCTTGTATTCCGTGGCGCCAATGACAATCAATCTCTCGTCAGGGTAAAACTTCGCGAAGCGCTTCAACTTCGCCTTGCTTTTCGCGTCCATCCACCCTTTGACTTCATGCCAACAGCTAGACCCATCAGACTCCACGACTAAGAAATCAGGTGTGTAGGTCAAGACGCCCCGAGTCACGCCATGGAACACAAAGGTGCGCGGCTCAAAGGACCACTCGCGAAGCTTCCCCCGCGCAATCAACCAATTCAAATATCGAGCGTAGTTTGCCTCCCATGCTGACCGAAAAAACTGCCCACCAAGGTCGGCTCGCTTGCCACTTTTTGTCCGACTATAGACGTTACCAGACCGTGGTCGCGGAGGCTTCGACAATAGTGTCGTGCGCAAGCCAGCGCGGCGAGCGTGAAGCTGCTCCGGCGTGACATCGCGCCAGTATCGCCGTGCCGCCTTCCTCATTGCCGCCCTCATATACACATCTAAGTAGTTAGGAACATCGCCCGGCGCAGCGAGGAGGATTAAGCGCCGACCGCCTATGCCGCCCGTGATGTCCTGATGACAAGCCGTGCACACATGCTGTTTGCACTCAGCCGTCGCCGATGCACCCCGGCCACGCTTGCCGCGACCGCCGATCATGTGGTGCACCTCTATCGCGCCGCGACCGCATCGAACCGATGTCATGCCCTGAAGCTCGCGCACCTCGCAGCGTCCACCGCTCCGCTTGCCTGAGCCCACCACCGCCGAGCTTGCCCGGTCTTCAGCCTTCACGGCCAGCTTCCGAGCCGCACGTTCCTTCGTATAATCAGGTTTCCAGAAGGCCGTCACTTGCGCCTCCTTCGTTGAACAGCTTCACGCCTTCAGTGACTTGTATTTTCCCGAAGCCGGGACGGCGTATACCATCCACCGCTATCTTGAACGTCATTCGTCGTCTCCTACTCCGCTGTTAGCTTGACAATTCGCCCCTCTGACACCATCCGATCGCGCAGCGCAACCTGATCGGCGATGTCGTTGCATTCGACCAAGAGCCACAGCTTGACTCTCGGATTGCTCGCCTGCGTCCCTGCCGACTTGATCTGTGTTCTCAGGTCATCGCGCCGTGTGCCGGTAACCGCCGCATGCTCCAGCCAATCCACCTGCTGCTGCGGCTCCAGTTTCGCCACCGCTTCATGATGGCCGAAGGTCAGATCTTCCCGCCTGCGGGAAATTGGCACACGCTTCGCGACCGATGCGACATTCGCCAGCGTTGAATAGGACAGCCCTGTGGCGTCGATTGCCTGCGAGTATTTCTCACCGTAGGCTGCCTCACCGTAGTTCAGGAGGTCGCCAAGCCACATCTCAGCATTCGCGACCATGAACCGGCATGCGGAGACAGCTTCGAGGAATCCTTCGAGGGTTGGCTCACCTATCGGGACCGCCTGCCGGTCCTCAAGCGAGAACCCGCCGACAATCAAAGGTGCTGGTGTCAATCGGCCCGTCGTCATCGTCCGTTCGACCTTACCATACTACCCACGCCGAAGCATCACAACTCTGTCCCTGCGGCTCCGGTGTGTCCGCGCCGACTTCCATCCGTTCAGGACACCATCGCTAGTGGCAAGGCGAAGCTGTGTCCACCCCTGCGCCGCCCGTAGCCACGTCGTTCGCATCCGGTCCGGGCTCCCGGCGCATGTCTGCCGATGCCCTCGCCGCGAGCGTGGCGCCTTACCCCGCAGGAGTGCGAAATTGTCGAATATGTCCGGTTTCCCGTCCGGAGACGGGTCCGTCAGGTCGCGCTTCCTCAGCAGTTTCGTATACGCCGCCAATCGCTCCGCACTGAATCGGTGCATCATGACCTCCATGCCCATGTGTCGTTCGAATATCCGTGAAAGCCCGGCCCGAACAGCGACAACATGCAGTCCTTCGGATAACCCCATGTGGGATGCGCTGGATCGAAGTGTAGCCGCCCGTTCAGGAACAGGCAATACCCATGCGGCTCTACCACCTCCCGATACCAGTTCGATCCGACAGCCGCCGGAGTGAGCAGCATAATGTTCCGGTCCATCCAGCCGGTTTCAACGCACCGTTCAGCCCATGGCCGAATATGCCCGAACTCCGGATTCAGCCAGCCCCACTCTCGTTCCGGAATGTAGGCGCTCCAGTCTTCAAAACTCAGCGCATCGATGCCGCGCCCGAACCAGTGCCGGGCCTTCGTATTCGACCGCTCAGCCGCGAAGTCGTGAGCGAACTGCTCGATACGGAATCGTGTCTTCACAGCAGCCATGAAGTCCGCAGGTGTTGAAAACGACTGCTTCGACTTCCCGGGCTGTTGAATCGGCTCGTGACCGCCGCTCACCCGTCTATCCGAACGACTTCGATAGCCCGGAGCCCCTTCGGGCCTTCGACGGGCTCGAATTCCACCCGATCGTCAACCTCTAGCGTCTCCCACTCCGTCGCCGCGTCCTGCCCCTCGTTAAGGATGAACGCGGTTCGGTGCATGAAGTAGTCCTGCCCGGTCGCGTCGTGTGTGATGAAGCCGAAGCCCATCTCGTGCTTCACGGCCTTCATCGTTCCGCTGATCCTGTTGCTCGTCGCCATGGTCGTAACCTCCGAATCCGATTACCGTTGAAGCGCCATACCGATAAATGACGGTATGACAGAATATTCTCTCTTAAGAAGTTGTATAAGAGAATAATTGTAAAGCAGAGTTTTTCTAAGTGCCCTCAATCTGTCATTCATTAGGAAAATTCTGTCACTTTCGTTTTTCTGGCCTTCGTGACATGCCATGAAAAGCCCTAAAGTGTCCTCAGTTTGGGGAATATCCCGCACTAAAGTAGACGAAAGTGACAGAATTTTCATGCCCGGAGCCCCGGAATCCCCGTCTTAACAGCCAATCCTATGTAAACCGAGCCTCCCGCCGTGTGCTTTTTCCGGAATTTCGAGCCGAGCAGCCGCCCGAAAGCGTTCGATGTCAGCCGGTCATACTTCCCGAGCCTGTTCGCATCGCACCATTCCTGATACGACTTGTAGAGTGCCGCGCCCGGCGTCGTCTCATCGGCGTGGACCTCGCATCGAGTCTGGATGAACTCCGCTAATTGGTCGCTGTCGGCCTCGTATTCGCTTGTGGCGACACGTATCGCCTCAGGGATAGGCAAAGCCCCTGCCTCCTGCCATGCCGTGCAGCCTTGGACCGCCCACGCCAGTATTCCGGGCATCTCAGCCGTAAGCTTCTCCGCCAGCCCGAGATCGCGTTCAGCGCCCTCAAACTTGTGCATGAAGGGCAAGAGCCGGACGCGCCGCCAGAACCCGTGGCTGTCATCCTTGACGACCGGCTTGTGATTCACGCTGAATATCAACTTGCCGACCGGCATGAAGGTGAAGTGTTCCCCGTAAAGGAAGCGAGCACTGATCGCATCCTCACCCGTCAGGCTTTTCAGACGAGCCTCGTTCAGCCGAGCGCCTTCGTTGATTTCGCTTGCCGTGATCAAGCGCTTCCCTTCGAGCGCCGCGAGATCGTTGGATGGTTCATTTCCTGACGGCACATGGGTCAAGCTGGAGAAGGGCAGCGTGGCGCCGTAGTCGCCGAGTGCCGCTTTCAAGACGCTGAGGAACCGCGACTTCCCGTTGCCGCCCGGGCCGTAGCAGATGGTGATGATCTGCTCCGTCGTGCGCCCCGTCAGCATGTAGCCTGCCAGTTTCCACGCGAAGTCTACAAGCTCCGTGTCATTCTCGAACACTTCCATCAGGAAGCGCCACCAGCGCGGACACTGAGCCTCAGCGTCATACGGCACCCCGGCCACCATCGTGATACGGTCGTCGGCATGCCCGGCCCGGAGGTTGCCAGTTCTCAGATCGACGACACCGTTCGGGACACCGAGCAGCCATGGGTCAGCGTTCCATCCCTCGCCGCTGTCCATCATCCCGGGCTGCCACTCAGCGATCGATACGATGTGGTCGAGCGCCGCCTTGGTTTCGGACGCGATGCCGAACTTCAGCAGGCGCCGCCGCTTGTCCATGTCTACCAGCGTGACCGCCTCAACCTGCCGGGCTCGCACGTAGTCGAGCGCCGCCCGTCGAACGACCTTCCCCGGGTCCAGCTTCCACTGAGGCTCCTCATACTTGAGCCACGCCTTGCGCCGGATGTCGAATCGGAAGATGTGAGAATGTTCCTCCGCGAAGCGTTCCCCGAACGCGGCTTCCGTCGCCGGGTCACGATGGGCATTCGCCGGGTCATCGAAGATGGTTGCCGCCGGTGCCGGTAGCTCCGGCAGCGCCGCCACCGCTCCAGCCGGAGGCACGATGTAGGGTGTCGCGCCGACCAGCGTCAGCAGATCCCCGGGCGAGTTACCGGCACTCAGCCAGTCCGAGACATCTCCGTGACTGTCGAGCCCGGGCAGGAGGATGACCGTTGCAGCCATGCCAGCGCCCCGGCAGCGCTGTGCGACGTTCTCGGCATGGCTGAGCCCCGGGCGGTCGTTGTCCGGCAGCACGACGACTCGTGTGCAGCCTGCCGCCTTCAGCGCCTTTGTCTCCGACGCGCCCCACTTCCCGGCGCCGCCGCAATTCGTCGTGGCAGGGATACTGTGCGACCAGAGCCGGTTCGAGTCCTTCTCCCCCTCTACGACGAAGACCGTTTCGACACCCTGAAGCTCAGGTAGCCGGAAAGGCACACGCTTCACGCCGGTCATCTTCCAAATCCACCCGCCGGAACCATCCGGGCGCCGTTGCCGGAAGTCCTTCCCGGCCATCCTCACTACTTGATAGACCGGCACTCCCTCAGCATCAGTGTAAGAGTAGGCTTCCTCGCCCCTGTCCGGCACCGCAGTCGCGCCGTCATTCGGTGGGAACAGATCCGTGAAGGTCAGCCCGGCAGCGGCCACGATGTCAGTCGGAGCGCAGCCAGCGTGGCAATGCAGGAGCACCCGGCCACCGCTGCCCTCACCGATCGACAGACTCGCCACCCGGTCCTCATGCGCCGGACACTTCGCCTTCAGGTTGTCGCCTGAGCCTTGGACACCCGTCAGCCGCTCGCAGACTCGCGTGACTGCGAGGCTCACGCTTTTGCCGCCTTCGGAGCCGCCTTGCGAGCCCGGCGCCGCGTGACCGGTACGTTCTTGGAATGCACCGCCGTCCCCGGGAATGCCTGCGGGAGATTGTTCTTCAGCGTGTCGGCCTGCGCGTTCATCTGAGGTTGCAGCCCTTCAATCAACCCGCCTTCATCGAGGAAACACTTACCGTTGAGCCATGCACGGATCAGGCTTTTCACATCGACGATCTCCGCCGACCATTCGAGCCGGAACCCGCCGCCTGCGATCTTCGGTGCGCTCGTGACAGCAGCCGTGGCCCGTCGCGCCGCCGGTGCTGCTGCGATTGCCACCGCCTCCTGCTTGAATGCCTCCGACACGATCGGGTCCGGCTCAGCCGCAGCGATAGCTTCCACCGCTGCCACCGTGCTCTCGTGAAGCTGCCGCTGCACCTCCGCCGCTTCCGCCTCCACACGCGCCGTCTCCAGTGCGTCCGCTGCGTCCGCTGCGTCCTTCCACGCCCCGAGATTCGCCCGGAGCAGCTTCCGCGCTTCCCTGATCGGGACCAGATCCCCGTTCGCCATCTCCCTGAACGCCGCGACCAGAGCGTTCAGGCTGTCCTTCGTCCCTTGATAGTGCTTCGTGATCTGATCTTCGAGCGCTGCCAGCGCATGTTCGATCGCCCATCCGCGTTCGTAGTCCTCCGCCGACACGATCGGAGTGTTCGCCGCCTCGATCGTCTGCCCGTCCTCCGGGTCAGATTCAAATTTTGCAAGTGAAACCGATTCAGCCATTGTTCGTCATCTCCTGTTTCCGCACCTTCGCCAGATCCGCCATCGCTCGTGCATCGTCCGTCATACCTCGATACTGCTTGACCCTGTAGGTTCCGTCCTTCCTGAAATACACCGCCCATCGAGCGCCGACCGGACAGATGCGGTTGTAGAGTGCGAGTTGCTCGCCGTGCCACTCCTGCTCAGCGCCGAACTTGAAGTCCAGAATCGCCGGGCTCGTGAACATCCGCTTGCAAATCCTGTCAATCCTCCCTCGCAGGTTCAGCGCCTCCGACTGAACGAATCGCTCGATACAACTCGTGGCGCCCGGGTCCGTCGCAATTCTCCCATACCCCGGCGTGACGTTCAGAATCGTAGCCCACCAGTCCGGCTCGCCGTAGACGGGCCGGACAACAGCGAGGAAGGTTTGATACGCCTCGATGTATCCCCACCAGTCGTTCGGCATCCCTCGCAGTTCGCGCCCCGTGTCGATGTCATCCGTGTAGGCATGCAGTCGTGACCCGCGCTCCGCCGCTTCCTCCGAGAAGAACCGGCCTTCAATCCGGCCTGCTGCGACTAGAGTGCGGGTCACTCCGAGCATTAGCTATCCGTCGGAAGCGCGGTTATGTTGTGGTCAACATACCCGCGTCCGTTCTTCTCCGAGGTGATCTTCGGATAGCAGTTCACGCCAGCCGCCCGGGCATTGTCGGCTGCCCCGGCGATCGTTTCCGAGAACGTCCCGGCCCGGTCTGTTGTCTGAGCATCAGGCCCGACGGTCTGCACCTTGTCTGAAAAGACAACCGTCCAGACTGTCCACGGCTTCCCGGCCTTCGTTCCGCTTCGGCTCGTGATGTCCTTGACCGTGACCGGAGGCTGCGCCACCGTATGAGCCGGAGCCGCTGGTGGAGGCACCGCTGGTGGAGGCACCGCTGTGTCTGCCACCTTATCGAAAACATGCTCCGTCTTCGTGTGGCCCTCTACCCTTCTGCACTGTTGACCATCGCGAACCTCAGGGCATTGCTTCGCTGGTTGCGCCGCAGGCCGAGCAGCGGCAGGCCGAGCAGCCGCCGGTGCCTTTGTCGTGACCTCTCCCGTCTCCCGGTCCACGGTTTCGATGTCCGGCAATTCATCCGCCGGTGTCCCGGCGCATCCAGCGAGCCGAGCCACCCATCGGAAGACGTTGCTGTGCGCCTTCGCGACCGCCCGTGTCTGCGCCATGGAACGCATTTGGAACTCCGGTGGAGCCTCCGAGCCGACAAGCTGCCGCACTTTTTTCGGCATGACGCCATCCGGCTTGTTCGGGTTCGGCACCCATTCGATATTCGCAGCGCCCGGGTCCTCCTCGCTCGTCGTGCCGTCCTTCAGGACATAGACCCACGCATACTTTGGGCGCTCGCTCCACTTGGCTTCATCGCTCAGGCACATGGCATCGGCGTGGGTCAATTCGCGGCCCGTCCGGTCGAGTAAGACCGCCCGTGCTTCCCACCCTCGAATCGCGTTCCCGTCCTTGTCCGCAATCTCAAGCGTGATTTCCCTCGACCACACGACATCAGCCGTGCATCCGTGGAAGGCGCCGATGGTTTCCCAATCGTCCACCTCAAGATACTGCTCTCCGTTGAACATGAGTTTCTTCGGCTTCTTACTGATGATGCCCATCAGCGCCGTTGCCGCCGCTCCAGCCGACGACAAGGTTTCCTCTGGTGGTCGGACAAGGCCAACAGGGTCGCTGCCGCCTACCCGCGCCAGTTCACTTGACACAGCTTTACTCCTCAATGACGTGCGCCTTGAGCGCCGCCGGAATCTGAGCCGCAAACGCCGTGACCAGTAGCCCGAGCGTGTCACTGCGACTCAGCTTGTTTTTCTTCTGCGCGGCTGCCAGCAGCTTCCGCACTCTCGGCGTGGCCGTGAAGCTCAGCGACTTCCGGACCTTGCGAGGGAAGATGGTTTCGACGCCCGGCATACCGCCAGTGCGTTTCGGTGGGCGCTTCGGCGCCGTTGCGTTCGTCTTCATGGATGGGAGCCTCCAACTCCGAATGTATCGATTTGTTCTTTCAGTGTGCAAGCGATTCGATCGACCGCTCCGTGAGCTCGCTCAGGCGTCGGGCACGATTTCGCGAGGATGTTCCCCAACTCATATGTCAAGGCCACCGCCAGATCGCTCGCCCGAACCGTCCCATACGAGTGAAGTAAATCCGTCCGGAGCCTCCGCTGGATGTCCAGCGCTGTTTCCTGCACCATCAGTGGCTTGCAGGCAGCGCAAGTGACGTTGACCGGGTTCGTCGTTTCGAACCCCGTCTCCTCTCCGCAGGCCCGGGTCCCTCCGTGGCCGTAGTGCCAGACCATTCGTGTCAGTCCTCCGTCTCGAATTCGATTTTCCGATCGCCGCGTTGCGCCGTCAAGACTTCGAGCGAATCCGCCAGCCCCGAGAACTGATCCAAGACCGTCGTCCGAACTTCGTCGTTCGTCCGAAGCATAGGCGCATCCACCCCGGAGATTGCCGCCCGAGCCCTGACGACCAGCGCCGACAGTTCGCTGTCCTCAGTCACGTTCCGCATGTCGAAGGACGCAAGAAACTCGTTCATGCTTTCCACCGCCGACTTGCTGAACACCTTCTTTTTGCCGTCCGCGCCCGGCGTCAGCTTGTCCACCAGATGCTTGACCAGATCCGCGAGCCCGGTTCGCATCGCATCCCGGCAGGAGTCAGCGACCGACGACAAGTGCGCGGCGTGTTTCTCCCGCTCCGACTCGAACAGTTCCGAGCTAATCGCCTTCAAGCGCTGCGGCGTGTCAAAGGTGACATAGCGCCAAGAGAACTTGAAGGTGTCCCTGAACGCCTCAGCCGTGGGGTAGTCGCTGGCGTCGTAGACATCGCCGAGTGGCTCGATCGTTTCCTGCACCCGTTGGTCGAATTTCTCCACCGCGATTTCCACCAAGGCTTGCCGCCGAGTCTGGAAGCCCTTCAACGCCGCCTCTAGCGCCGATACCCCGGCGATCGGCACCATGTAGATACCGCCCTTCATCAGTGACGGTGACGCCAGCGCCGAGAGGTAGATCGATACCTCCGTGTCCAGTTTCGAAATATTCGTCAGTTCCGGCGAATCAATCAACTGCTTCGACATCCGAAGCCGAGTCTTGTCCGCTCGCACCGTGACCGCGCTCAGCCCCGCCTTTTTGCTGTTCCCGAACTTCCCGCGCTCCAAACACAGGCAAATCGTTTTGGTCGCGATAAGGTTCCCCTGCTCCGCTGCGTTTGTCGTCGTCATCTTCATTAGCCCTCGCGGCGTGATTGCCGCATCGATTTATTGATGGTATCAAATTGACAGCCGGTGTCAAGAACTATTTTTTCAGCGGGTGCCAAGTGACGCAGGTTGGATTATCCGAGTGATGGTAACTCTTGCAGTCATCGCACCAAGGGAAATCGCCGTGCTGCTCCGCAGTCCGCGCCGCCAGCCCATCCGATACGAGCGCCGCGAAGTCCTTCCGCAACCCGATCCGTATCGCATCCCCGGCTGTGCCAAGCAAGGCCCGGAGCCGTAAGATTTCCATCTGGCCCTCACTCGCTTCCTTCGCGACCTCCGTGAGCGATCGAACAGCGACTGCGTGTTTCTCCCGCCAACCATCGCTTTCCGTGACCAGCCTCCGGTTGTCTGCGGAGAGCGTGGCAAACCGTTCCCGGCGCAATCGCCTCTCCCGCAACGCGGAAGGTGACAGTTTTTGACCTGTTGCCATCAGAGCCCCCGATTCTCTTGAAGCCATGCGACCTCAGCGGTGAGCGCTTCCCCGCGTGTCTCGAACGGCCCTAGCAGCGGCCCCGCGCTTGGCGCCATATCGGCCACCCATCCGGTGCCAGACAGCCCATACGCCGAAGCCGGTTCGACGTGGCTCGCCCGGGTGATCGTCCCTTCTCCCGCATCCACCAGCGCCGCCAGCCCATCGGCATAAATGAAGCTGATCTCACCGGTGGGCGAGATGATGACATCGTGGGTCACTGTCCTGCCCTCAGGTGAGCCGTGTTGCGCTTCATCATCTCAGCAGTCGGCGTGTCCGCTGTCGTGGCGCCTAGCGCCGCCTCTAGCTGCTTCGTGGCGTCCTGACAGGCTTTGCCAGCGAACCCCTTCGTGGATACCTCCACATCGCCAGCTTCCGAAATGTTGACGGTGATTTCCTTCATGCTCGTGCACCTCGAAGTTTGATGCCGCCGTCCGGCTGAATAATCCGTGAGACTCGATAGCCCTGTCGCTGCAAGATCCGCGTGGATACCTCCGCCGCCAGTTCGCGTTTGAGCGTCCCGAGCCCGGCACCAGCGGCAGCCGTCAGCTTCCGCCCGTGCATACCCCATGAGTCGTGGAGCAGTTCGAACCCCGGCTTGCCGTCCAGCCGGGCCACCAGACCGATCTCGTAATCGCCGGGACCGTGATCCTTCAGTCGAAGCGCGTGAACGCCCTTGCCGAAGTCCTTCGCCGAGTGGCCCTGTGCCGCCGCTTCGCTCTCACCGACCGCCCGGCCATACCACGCCCAAGTTTTCTGGCCGCGCATCAGTTTGAAGCCGAGACGGTCCGCGACCGCTTCGAGCGCATCGAGGTCCGTGACGTAGAGTGATACCGCTGCTACGTGTGACATGGTTAAAGCCTCGTGTAAAGTCCGGTCATGCCGGTGAAAACCGCTTCGAGATTGTCCGCGTAGACATCTTCGCAGACCTTCCGTTCCTGTCCGTTCAGCGCCAGCCTCCTCACGATGTAGGTATCCATGGCCGTAAGCGTGACCTGAATGATGCACCGTGGCTTCGGGAGCCGGAAGCGCAGCCAGCCGGTCCCGTCGTCATTCTGTTGCCCGACGAAGGTTTTCGCGCCGGTCATCCTCCGGAAGCGCCGACCGCCGAGTTGATGAAGGATGACACTCGCGACATGCGGGACATCGCGGAAATCGTCGTGCTGTTCTGTCGTCGTCTTATTCATGATTTGATATTACCAAAATCTGCGTGGATGTCAAGGGTTATTTTCAGGCGCCGATCGCCTGATAGTAGCCGTCAGCTTGCACCCGATACGCCGTCGTCCCGTCGTCCCTGAAGCTCAGCGAAATAGTGGGGACCGAACCCGTGTAGAAGATGATCGCTTCCCGAAGACCAACCAGCCGACTATCCGACAGATCCCGTGTCACCGTCGTGTCGATGCGCTGCTTCCAGTTCGTCTGTGGCGCGACGGTGTCGAACAAGTCGGAAAGCTCGCGCCGAGTGAATTCTAACCCTCCAACCCTCGCGCACACTTGGCTGTCGGGCTCCGGCTGAACTCCCGCCGGGACATCAGGCGCGACATGCTCCGGTTGAATTTCCAGTTCCGCGCCGCCCGACTTCCGAATCGCGACCGTGACGGAGCCGCAGCAGTTAGAAACCCGGATGCCGGTGTGCGTGTCGCCCTCGAAGGCCGAGAAGTAATTCCGCGAACCGCCGACCAGCCAGAGCCCTTCGATCCCGAGTGTCGTTCCCTCGACATCGTATGACGTTGGCGTGACATCCTCGAACGTCGAATCGCCAGTGGCGCGAACCCCGTCCGTCATGCTATCGAATCGACTCGACACCAGAATCCTCAGATTCTCGCGGTTACGCTTGACAAAGGATTTCAGTGTCGCCTTCGTGATTTTCTTCGTTGTCATGGTCGCCTCCTGCTTCGCGGTTGCCGTCGTCATCTCCATATCCAGAATGATAATATCAAACTTCGCCGGTGTCAAGAACTATTTCAAGCGCGTTGAAATTAGAGGTGGAAGCCCTGCCGCGCCGCCGCCTTAACGGCCCGTCGGCAGACCGCTTTATCCCTTGCCGTTTCACCGTATCCGCCGTCACCCTCAGTGGCCCGATCGTTCAGTTCTTGCACGATATAGAGCAGATCGCTCCGCTCGCCAGTGCAAATGACCTTACTACCATCGCGCCGCCGGGCGACATCAGGAACGCGACCGATATCGTCCAGGCCCATGACCATCAGCGCGGTTACTGTGAGCGTCATCGTTTCGAAAGTCGTTGCCTTGTCCATGTCCAGAATGATAATATCAATCTACGTGGAAGTCAATAACTATTTTCAACTATTTTACCGCCCTCTCGGTTTCCAACTCGTAGCAGGTGGCAGCATGCCCCGCTGCCGTGCATACACGTCGCTGTCCTCGATGCTCCGATACAGGAAGGCTGCCCGTGGGACATACTCTGCCGGGCGCTGGTGCGTGTCGAACTTCGAACAGCCGAACGGCGCGACAGGATGAATCACGCAGCGGTTATCGACAAGGAACGTGCAGCCATGGGCCTCTATCTTCGGCGTGATCGTTGGAATCATCCGGCGCCGTCCCGTCTCGACATCCTGCACGAGCGCACCGGGCGATGCCCAAAAGTATTGCATGACCTCGTTTACCGGCTGCCCTACCCACTCCGCGATTTTCTCCATGTCGCCCGGCGCCAGTGGCCCGGGCTGCCGCTGGCAGCATTCAACGCAGGCCGGACACGAGCAGGCCGTTCTCGTGAATTCAGTCATCGAACCGAATCTTCCGCACCCCGCGTGTGGCAGCCGTCGGCGAAGCGACCGTGACCGCGATCGTGCTGAGCGCCTGAAGCCGAAGCGCAAGCACCGCGCCCATCTGGTTTCGCAACTCCGGGCCGACGAACTCTGAACGGTTTAGTCCGACATGCTGAAGCATCTCCGTGAGGATGCTCGATGCCTCCTCAACGTAGGGCTCAAGTGTCCTGTTCTCCTCCTCCAGATACTTCACCCGGGCGACATGCTTGCACCCCTTCGGTGCCTTGCTGAAGATGTAGGCCGGGCAGGAGCAGCGGAACGCCCCGTTGACGTTCTTCTGCACCATCCACGACTTCCCACCGTCCGAAGGTGTCAGTTCGGTGTGATCTGCCCATCCCTGCCGAATCGCCGTTGCGCTTGCCATCAGTCGCCCCCGTAGCGGTTCAGTTTGCCGCCGCGTTCTTCGCACTTGTCTTCCCACGCGATAATCGCATCCCCGATCGCCTCGAATTCCACTTGTTCTTCAGCCGACAGCGCATCCACATCGCCGTCCACGCTATCCTCAAGTTCGGTCTGCCGATATACCGCCGCGTCGAACCCCCTCCGTGACTTGATTTCCATCAGTCCTCCGTCCTGAACTTCCGCGTGGCTTCCGCCGGTGAGTCCGCGACCGCCGGTTGATACAGCCCCGGGTCACTCGCCGAGAGGAAGCGCCCGGCAGCTTCGCGCCGCAGGTTGTCTATCGTGGCCTTCGCCGAGACAGCCGCCGGGACGATGTATCGTGCCGCCTCCTCGATTGTCTGGTTGAAAAGCGCCGCCCGTTCGCAGGCCCGTTTGATTTCAGCGCCCGTCCAGCCCTCATCGAATCCCGTGGGCCGTGACGCCTGAAGCGGTGTCAGCTTGCACTTTCCCGCGTAGACGGTCCAGCAGGCTTCGCGCCCCTCTTCACTCAGCGTGTCGAAAAAGAATTGGTCAGGGAAGCGCCGGTTAAGCTCCGGCGAGAACTGCGTGGTCTTGTTCGCGGTCATGATGAAAAGCACCCGGCCCTCAGCGGTAGCCGTGACGACCTTCAGCGCCGCCCGAATCGCCCGTTCGCTCTCACCGACCGTCCCGCCCTTCATGCCTGCCATATCGAACATGATGAGTGGCTTGCCTGACGCCTGCCCCACCGCCTTCGCAAGCTGTGTTTTTCCGGCGCCCGTCATGCCTGCCAGCAGCACCCCGAGTGACTTCGTATCCTCGACGTAGGACAGGACCGTTCCCACCTGATCTTTGCTCACCCCCGAGTCGCCGGTGTGGTCTGACATCCCCCCGGCGAACGCCTTGTCACCCTCATCGATGAAGACAATCGCCCCGAAGGCGTTCGCGGCAATCAGGCGCCGCAGGAAGCCAATCACGTTATCGATGCCGTGAAGCTCGTCCAGCGTCGTGTCGCCCGGCTGCGCTCGCCACACCCGCAGCCCTTCGGTGTTCTCGATCGCCTTTCGCTTGCGATCCCACAGCGCATCGACATCCACCCCGGTAGGTGTCAGCGACATCGCGACGACCTGTTCCGCCGTGAAATACGGTAGGCCCACCAGCGCATCGAGCGCCGCCGACCGCGTGGAGTCATCCGGTTGCGCGACCTCGCCGTTTTCGTATTGCTTCGTGACGATCGCGCTCAGGTCATCGCGTGTCGGCAGCGGCTCGTCAAGCACGACGACATCGCCAGCCAGTTCGGAGGGAAGTTGGAAGGCCGGACCAAGCAAGACCAGCATCCGCCCGTTGCCCTTGAACTCATCGCGGAGGTTCCACACCGCCTGCGCCACCCCCGGGTCCGCAAGATGATGGTGCGCGTTCATCATGAAGGTGACGCTATCCTCCGGCGCCTTGCCAGCCAGCGCCGCCAGCGCCTCCACCGGGCTCACCGTCGCATCCGGGTTGACATCTACAAGCGCCGACTGTGCCGCCTTGTTGACACCGCGCAGCCCTCGCACCAGATCCCATTGCGCGACCGCCGCGCCCTTGACGACGGCCACAATCTCATCGATCGTGGCTGCCGGGTCCGGAGTCTCGATCGCGACGATCGGGCAAGAGCAGCGCCGTGCCGCCTTGAATGCCTTCACCATGCCGCTCACCGTGGTCGTTTTCGTCGTCATCGGTCCTCCTAATCAAAAATTGCGCCGCGTGTGACAGCGGCAGCCTTGAACTCGTTGGCTGCTCGCTCAGTCGGAAAGTGCAGGTCGATGCTTTTGTCCGTTGCGCCGTCAGCGGTCCCGCCGAGTCGCTTGAACATCGCGAGCAGGAAATCCATCTCTCTCACTTCGACTTGGATTCCCGCGACCTCTGTGCGCTCCGTCAGTGTCGTCGCATTCGCCATGTCCAGAATGATAATATCAAACCAGGTGAGAGTCAAGAACTATTTTCGGTAAAGGTGACGGCTCACCCTTCCGAGACGGGAAGGCCCATACCTGCCCGTGCGGCTTCCCGGTGTCGCGGATAATCACCCCGGTCTGCAAGTCGTGAATCAGCACCCGGCCACCTTGAAATCTCACACGGCTCGCGTAGTCGTTCGCCTCGCGCTTGGAGGAGAAGGTTCGCTGCACCTCTTGATCCGAACGGCCCGTCGCTGCGTATCGGTTCATCTCTCACCCCTGAGCGGTGTCGCCTCGATCTTGCTGCGAACGCGCTCTGCCCGGGTCAGTCGGGCCTCCATCTCCACTAGTTCGGCCTCCGCCTTCGCATCGCCATCCCACGCCATCTCCGTGACGACCATGTGACGTTCCATGAAGTTTCCATAGTCCTCGCCGAGCGCCAGATCGAACGCATCCTGCGCCCGGCAGGTGCGCTCAAACTCCGCAGCGCTCCGCGTTCCCAAACCCCCGGTCATCCGACCACCGTGACGCCGATGTGGATGAAGTCCATGTTGCTCTGTCCGGCGCGGTCGTTGGCGCCGATGACGACCGGAGCGAAGCGACCATCGTCAGCCACCCCGATCATCCAGCGGACAGCATCAGGCTTGTGACCCGAGATTTCGATCGCCTTGATCAGCTTCGCCTTCGCATTGCCGAAAGTCGAATAGGTCCGGGGTGTCTGGATTGTGTTGGCCGTCATTTCGTGGATCATGGTATCTCCCTGAATCTCGGTTGCCGTCGTCGTCATCGCCATACCTAGAATGATAATATCAACCATAGCGAGAGTCAAGGGTTCTTTTCGATTATTTTCAACCCTTCAGACGCCACCAGACCGTGGCATCATTGCGCCCGGAGCACCGGATAGCCGTTTTCCCAATCTTGCAGGACCGAACAGTTCCTCGCCGAGCGACAGGCTTTCACCGTCGCCAGTGGGAAGACGGCGCCGAAGTAACTCGGCACTTCGTTGGTGTGCGAGAACTCCCGCCATGTCAGGTCGATGACCTGATCGTTCCCGTCTACGCACCACGCATGCAGGATCGGTATCACGCTGGTGGCGTAGCCTTCCACGTAGCGCAGTCCGACACGGCTCGATGCCAGCCAGTAAGCGTTATCGAAACACTGTTTCGGTGTCATCATCGCGAAGCCGAACGGCTTCCGCCAGTCCTCGCGATTCCACAGCCTGCCACGCAGTAACAGATACTCCTCGATGCAACTGAAGGCGAAGCCCTGCGCCCGGCGCTCAGCCTTCCGACCGTAGTGCATGACGGTGAGCGACTGCATGTAGCCCAACAGCCCGAATTGCGCCGGAGTGACCTCACCCATTCTCCACCCGCTTCCGATACTTCCGCTGATCCTCGTTCCTGATCCGGCGCTTGCACAGTCCGCACTTCCGGTCGTGGCAATGGTGCGGCTGAGTGGCGCGAATCGGCATCCGGCGCAGCCGTTCCGCCTGCTCTGCGAACATGACTTCGATTGGTTTCATTTTCCGTCGTCCTCTGCTCGCCAGACCTGCGTGGGAAGGCCGAGCCGCGATCGTGTGCCGAGCCGGACAAGGCGCCCGATCAAATCGAAGCCGAAGCTCGCGACCGCGTGAGCACCGCGAATCCGGTTGCCGAACGTGAGATGAGCGGCATACCCGAATGCCGACTCCGGCCCGTGCTTCACACCGCCCCGCATGAACGGACAGGACACGCATGGCGCCTTTAGCTTGAAGTGCTCCGGCGTCAATTTCACAGCAGGCCCGGCAGGAAGACCAGGGCAGCGGTGACAGCCACAATAACGACCAGCGCCAAGCCGAGCCATGCCCACCCATCAGGCGCGTTTCCACGGCCTCTGCACGGGCCGAAGCAGATCGGACACCAGTCGCCGATCCTCACCCTGCCGTTATCCATGGCCGAGCGCCCATACGATCAGCCCACCGATCGCGACTCCGGCAGCGGTCCCGGCCATGATCGCCGCCATCATCACACCCGCGACATGCTGCCGCCGTTGTTCTACCGTCCTAGTCATCGTTCGCCTCCTATGCTCAGCCTCAGTATCCGATGGTGTCCGCTCAATTACTCCCCCTCTCCTGCTAGATGATCAAAAACAGGGTGTCGCGGCTTGCCGCCCTTCAACAGTCCTTTGTGGGAGATCACCAGCCGTGCGCCGATGTAGCGCGTTTCGTCCTTCGCGATGTCAGCCAGCGTGGCCTTGTTCTTCGTCTTCACCGTCGTCTCGATACCGCTCTCCAGCGTGAGGCAAGTGACCGAGTGTGGCCCGAACGATCCCGGCTTGAATCCGGTGATTCTGCCGACCGCCGCGCCTTCCTCTTTCACCTTCAGCCAGTCCGGTGACCGGCGCCCGGCCTGATACGTCGCCGCCGAACGCTTCAGAATCGCGCCCTCACCGCCCTGCCGCCAGATTTCCTCGATCGCGGCCCATGTCGGCGTGACTGACTCGACCGTGGACACGCTGCGCTGGCCTGCCGGGAGACGGCGCAGCCGGTCCAGCAGCATCTCACGCCGCCGTGTGCTGTAGGAGCAGGCGACGGAGGCGCCATCGAGTGAGACGACATCCCAAGCGATGAACATCAGATCCGAGCCGTCCGACTGCCCGTTCCGAATCGCCGCCAGCACCCGCGATACGTCGCTCGAAATTCCGCCCGGCGTGACGAACTCGCCGTCGTAGACGCCAGTGCCGAGCGCCTGAAGCGCTTCGATCATCATGCCGGGCATCTGCACCGATGTCGGTGGCTTGTCGCCCCGTGGACGAGCGTAGGCCCACACATCCGCGCCCTCGATGACGACCGTAATCCGGTGGCCGTCCATCTTCTGCTCCATCGTCCAGCCGTGAGCGAACGTGGCGTCAAACTCGGCGCCCTCTACCCGCGTCGTCATCGCAGACGCGAGCATTGGCGCCGGAGGCAGGCCGCGAACCGGCTCGTCGGCTGCGCTGCTCGCCTCCTGTGAGGCTTTCACCGGCTCCGGCGATGTCTGGCCCGTCTGCCCCTCCGCTCGCACGAGACGGGCGTGTGGGCAGTCGCGAGGCTTGTTCGGCTTCTGATTCCGCCATGCCGGGCAAGTGCACCAGTCAATCGCGCCTGCCGCCGTGAAGGTCATCGTGTGGATTGCGCTCGATGACTTCGAGGGAAATTCCCGTGTCATCGAGCCGCCCCGCAGTCGTCAGCCGTCATGTGGTAATAGTCGCCGCTGCCGCTCTGCGTCATCGGGAGCCCGGCGACGATAGTGTGAAGGCAGGCCGAGCAAGTCTCCGTGCCGGTCTGCGATACGAGCGCTTTAGCCAGATTGACCGGGCTCGTGGCCGAGCCGACGACGCCGGGCGCTTCCGGTGTGACCATCTCGCCGCCCATGAATGCCGCGACTCCGACGCCGCCGACCGGCGTGGCATGCCGACCGCCGACCTTGATGTATTGCACTTCCCGTGGGCCGTTGATTGCCATGAAGCCGGTGTGGATAGCGAGCGAGTCGAATCGAACTTGGATGGTCATTGGCGTGTCTCCCTGATTCGCTGTGGCCGTCGTCGTCGTCTCCATCTCCATGATGATAATATCAATCCCGGTGAGAGTCAAGGATTATTTTCCCGGCGCGAGAATACCCCGCGCCGGGAGTGGGATGCTATGCCGGGACGACCTTCCCCAACGGCCCGATCGACATCTCACGTTCGTCGGAGTCAGCCGCCGTATGTGAGCCGGTCTTCGTCAGCCGAACGGTGGGATGCGCCAGCATCGCGAAGACATCGCCGACCAGCAAGACCTCGAACCGCTGATGTGTGACCGTGGATGGCATCGACCATGTGTGCTCAGGCTCGACAAGCTCGTGCGGCTGAAATACCGCCTGACCAACGCCGCCAGCCGCCGCGACGGCATGCCCCGGCCCGGTCTTGATGTAGCGCACCGTCCGTGGGCCATTGACCCCGGCGAATTTCGCATCGATGGCGAGCGAATCAAATCGAACAGTCATATCGGATACTCCTTGGATTTTGGTTGGCGTCGTCGTCATCTCCATGCCTAGAATGATAATATCAATCCCGGTGCGAGTCAAGGATTATTTCAACTATTTTCAAGGCACCCGCTGGAGTTCGAACGACTCGACTTCCTCCGCCGTTAGCTCACGGTCGAATGTCATGACGCCGAACCGGTGAGCGCTCACCGGGAGGTCCGGGCGAAGCTCGAAGCCCGGCCCCTGCGGACGTTCGAGCAGCGTCCAACCGGCGCGAGGGAGGCTAGAGAAGCAGGGTGGGCGATACAGCAGCGTGTATTTCGTCATCCCGGGATGACCGTCGCCGCAAGTGCGAAGTGGATACTGGTGCCATCGTCGCCCCACGCCTCGCCGTCGCTCACCTTTTTGAAGACCTCACCGGTGCCGCCGTATTCCTTGAACAAGTCGCCCACCTGTAGCTCCTCGAATGTTTGGAATGCGACCGTGGACGGGAGCGCCCACAGATTGCCGGTCAGTATGCCGCGTGTGGCTGCGTCAGTCATCGTTGAATCTCCTAACCTATGATGTAGCGTGTGCCGTTGATCATCCGTGTGATAGGCCGACGCGACCAAACCGCCTCGTCGTCAAATTCCTCCAACGCGCCATGCCCGGCAAGGACAGTGAATACCGCTGTCTTCATCCTGCCGCGCACCCAATCTGCGTTTGACCTGTCAAGCAACTCTGCGACGACCGGCGGAGAAAACACGCCTGCTCCAACGTCGTCAACTATCGTTTTCAGTTCCGGATCGTCCTCGAAGTCATCCGGCCCCCAAGCGTCGATCGTGACCGCCCGAAGCTCCGGCAGGACGATCTTGCACGCTTCATCGAGTGTCATCGGATTCCACCCCCGGTGACGCGATACGACGTGAGGTAGCAGAATTCGACCTTGCCTTCGTGCCAACCCATGCAGAGAAAAGCCGACATCGTGGCAGGCTTCAGCGGGTCCGGAAGACTCAGCCGGACCTCGCCCGATCGTCCGCACCAGATCCCCTCGATAGCTTCGTTCAGATACTCGTTGCCGATCGCTTCCATCCGCCGCAGCCACTCGGAAATTGTCGGCAGCCGGTCAGAAGTCGCCGCGATCAGCTTGCCCATCCTCGCCGCCGTCATCGTCTGTGTCTTTGCCATGTCCGAATGATAATATCAATCTGGTGGGATGTCAAGAGTTATTTTCGACTATTTGCAACAGCAGGAATCGTGAGAGGTGAGGGCCGGTCTGACCGTTAAGGGAGTCCATTCCGGAGAAGGGAACGAATCGAGGCAGCGCTTCGGTGACAGAGTGCTCATCGTAGCCGCCGAAGCAGTCCATCCTGATCGTTGTGTCGTCAGCGTATTTCGACTTGCGCTGACCACCGATCTTCATCGAATGATGTCTTCTCTGCGGTTTACTCCTCATCGGAGCCACCCCGCGACCGCTCGCCGAGCGTCGGCCACCGAGACTTCTCCGCGCCGGAGCCGAGCTAGCACCGCCTCTACATCCAGCAGCGTCATTCCCCGGCCATCGCGATCAGTGACAGCGCCACCGGATCAAGGACATCCACGCCAGCGTCCCGCAGTTGCCGCGATGCCTGCGCCAGCCTCGCTAAGACACGCTGATTCGCCGGTGTCCGACCTTCGTGCACATACTCGATGACCATGCCAGCGCACTCTGCGTTACTCATCGCTCCACCTCGCAGCGATAGCCGAAGGCACCGCCAGAAAAGCGCTTCCGGTAAAAGCCCCGGCAGCGAACCAATTTGCTCAGATGGTATCGGGCCGAAGCCTCGCTCACCCCGGCTTCCTTCGCCACTCGCTTTGTGGTGTAGTGAATACAGAAGAAAATCTCGGCAGGGTCCGTGGCGTCAGACAGCGATTTGAGCGCTTCGGCCACTTTGTTTAGTGTCGTCATCGTCTCAATCTCCTAGTTTGCGCGACTCCGGCCAGAGCCCGTATCTGACAGCCGGAGCCGCGCTTGCAAGATTGATATTACCAAATCTTGCGCCGATGTCAAGGGCTATTTTCGGTTTTCGTCGCTCTCAGGGCAATCGTTTGAATGCTCTGTGATAGCCCGATCGCAAACGTCGCAGACTTCCGGTTCGTCAATGCTCAATCCTGCATCAGCATCAGCGACATCGAAACAGCGGCAATGATAGCTCCGACTATAGCTACCATCCGGAACCGTGTGCCTTGCCTCCTCGCGCAAAATCAGTGTGTTACAGCCGGAGCATGACCAAATCTCAGGCTTGAGGTAGCAGCCGCCTTTACCGCACGTCGTCTTTATCTTGTCCATGCCCTGAATGATAATATCAATTAACAGACATGTCAAGAACTATTTTCGGTCGCCCTTGATTATCTCAACGGCGAGGAAAATCGCGCCCCGGGCGATATTCTCCGACAGGCCACGCTGCGTAAGCTGACCCAGCACCCAATCATGCTTTGTTCGGCCATCCTGCGATGTGGACTGCGCGGCACGGGCAAGCTGGAGCGCCGTTTCCAACGCGAAGTCAGACAGGCCGCGCTTCTGCGCGAGCTTGAACCCGCGCATCATCAGACGACCGAGGAACCCGAAGAACGACCGGAGGCGATTCACGATACCACCTTGCCTTCCTCTTCAAGTTTCTTCACCGAGACAGTCTTCCGCCGGGTGAGCCATGAACTGAGTATGTCGAAGCCAACGATCGCCGCGCCGCCCACGACAACGATTGACTCCACCTGCTCCTCGCTGATTTCAGCGTAGCCCAAGAGCGCCGCGATCACCGCAGCCGACCGAACGACCGATGCGAGCATAACCGGCTCGTGTCCCTTGTTCATCCTGTAGCCCTCCCACAGCTTTTTCAGGCGCCCGTATTCCCGCCACGCCTTGAACTTGTTTACCGCGTCTCGTAGGCCCATCAGTCCAGCCTCCGAACGCCAAGCACCCGATCGACCGGGAAGGATGCGACCGTGACACCATCCGCCTGATTGCCGCCGATGACCTGCACGTTCTCCCACGGCGCCTCAAAGCCAGCGAAGACCGCGACATGCCCCGGCGCACCTTTCGTGACTTCCGGCCCGGGCTGCCCGGCGCCGCCGCGCTTGAAGACCACCACATCGTTCTCCGCCCTCGCCTCGCTCAACGAAATCGGGCGCCCGACGTTGAGCCACGACCGCGCCGCTGCTGATTTCGAGCGAGGAAGCCGTAGGCGCCACGCAAGCTCGTTGACAAAGGCAGAACACCATGGCGTCTCGTCCGGCGTCTCAGGGCCGTAGCCACAGAGCGAGAAGCACCATTGGATGAACGGCTGATGTTCAGACCCCTTGATCTCCATGACCTGCCCGACGAAGCGCAGGGCATCCGTGAACATCGTCACGGTGACAGCCCTGCCTCTTTCGCAGCCTGCGCTACTAGCACCACCCATAGGATGACTCCTCCTGCTGTTCCAAGGACCGACACACCAGACCAGAACTCCCGGCGCGAGAGTGCTTTTGGGCGCTTCTCCAAGACCGTGACGCGAACCTCATGGTCGTTCACGCCGTCTACCGCCTTCACCAGACGCCCGTTGATCCTGAGGTCAAGCGCATCGATGCGATCGTGCGTCCTGACCGTCCGAACCTCCGCAGCGGTCGCGATGGCGAGCACCGATGTCTTGATCTCCGCGACTGACGCCGAGAGTTGCTCGTGCTGCGAGGCATTCAGCGCCGTAAGCTGAACCCCGAAGGCTGTGAGGTCTTCCTTCGTTACGGCCACAGCCATCAGTCTGCCGGGGCGATGGGCCAGACGGGATTTTCTGGATCAACAGTGTTCTCCGGGAGATCACGTAGTTCTTGTCGATACGTTTGCCATGCGTTTTTCTGCTCTGCGGACAACTGGGCATTCGGCAGGTCTGTCCAATCGGATGCTGCGAGTAGTCCATTGCGCTCGACTCGTAGCTTCGCAAGCTGTTCGATCAATACATAATCAGAAACCGCTTGGGTGATCTCGGTGTCTGTCGGCTGCGGCATCGGCCCATCCCACCGTTCGAGCACTTCGAAGCTACCATCACCTCGTGTGACGCATTGAGCACCCGGCCACTGTTCGCATATAGCGTGTATCAGACTCATGACTCAATTACCCCGCGATCTCTATCAGCGCGATCGTGCTTTCCTCGCCTGACTTCTGAATGAACACCTGTGCGACCCCTGGAGCCGAGGCGAACTTCGTTTTGTATGTGACGGCACTCGTACTAGACGGCGAATCCAACACGACGCAGGATACGCTCGCCATCCGAAGCGCGATTGAAGAGCCGGTGTATCCCACGGTGACGCCCATCTTATTGATCTCGGTCGCACCGCGATAGGCGCGCAGATCAAGATACGCGTTGCCTGTGTCCTTCCCGACACCTGCTTGGCAGATGATCACCAGTACTTTATTGGACGTAGACGCGGGCGTAATCGTCGCGGTTAATCCCGTATCCACAGCCGTAGCCGACGACGAGCTTGCCGCAGTTCCGTACACCGCCGACACAACCTGCAGCACCTTGCCACCTACTGCCGCCGCCGCACTCGCCCATACCGTGCCATTCGATGTGAGGACATTGCCATTACTGCCCGGAGCCGCAAACGTGACATCCGATGTCCCCGCGCCTAGCAGGAGTGAATTTGCGGTGAGTGCTGCGACACCCGTGCCGCCTTGCGCCACGCTGATGTTCGGCGTTCGACCAAGCTGCGTGGAACTAGTAGCCACGATCACATCGTTCGTCGCCTGCGAGGTCACGGAGATCGCCCCTGCGTACATCGCGATAATACTGTCCTTCGTGTAGGTGTTGTATTGCGCCGCCGTCGCGAGGTCACCAGTGATGACAGCGAGAGGCGCAGAATAAGCCATTACGAAGCAACCTCTTCAACGATCGCGGCAGGGACAGGCCACCCATATTTCAGGTTTTCGACCACCAGAGACGAGACAGTTTCAGGCTCCGGGCTGTTCTTAACAGCGGCAGGCGGATTCCACAAACGGAACCTTTCCGGCCTCTGCAAGAGAAGCGCTTCAATCTCCTCCCGATTCGCAGGGAACTCAAGCCCGGCATACAACGCCCCGCACTCGAAGCAACACGCCAGATCCCACTCAACGCTGACAGAGACACCGCCATTGCACGAACAGATCAGCATCCATCCTCGATGCCCGATGTAAGGTTTCGGCGCCGGTGTGACTACGTGAGGAACGGTTCCCTCCGGCTGCAAACCGCGCTGCACCGTCGCACGGATCTGCCGCAGTTGCGCGAGGAGGTAGACCTGCGCCGTCGTGACGTTGTGCACCTGTCGCGGCCCGATGATATGCGTGAACTCAGCCATATTAGAATCCGTAATACGTCGTTTCGCCCCACTCCGACTGACCGACAACCCCCCACAGCCAGAACGCCAGCGTCGAAGCCGGTGCGAGCCCGAAGGTGCACTCAATCCACGGGCCTGCGCTCACCTTCCATTCTACACGCTGAATGATGGCATCTACCAGCGCCAGCCCTGTGACCTGCTCTGTGACTGTGATACGGTCGCCGATCTCCCGATACACCGCTTCGCCCATGAATGCCTGTGAGTCGTTCGCGATGAACATCAGCGATTCCATTTGGTGACTCAGTGAGTCATTCTGCGACCGGGTGTAAGTTGCGGCGCTCTGCCCGATCTCCAGATCGTCTTGATACCGGAGGTTGATTTCCAACGGGCGGTCACCGTAACCCTTTGCCACATAAGACTCCGCTCGCTGAGGACCGGGGTTCCGAACGGCCTTCCCGATCACCTTCTGCAAGGTGACATAAGCCGTCTGCCCGGCTGCATTGACGAACGTCCACTTAGCAGACGAGCCAAAGTCCGCAAGCGTTGGAGTCATCGACGCCGACAAGTCCGAGCCTGTTCCATCAGAATTCGCGAACGCCTGAAAGTGAGTCCCCGCGACCAGCGTCGTGACAACCTCGCTGCCGCCGATGGAGGTCTGCCTATCATTCGGGTCCGTATAGTCTGTGAAAAGCTTCACGGTCCCGCCGTCCGTAACCTCAATGAACGCTCCCGTCGGGAGGGTGTATAGTTCTTCGTCTGGATTCGCCGACACCACTTTCTTGTTGACGGTCACACCGACACGATTAAATACTCCGTCGAGCCCTGAAGGGACGTTCAACCCGTGCATAGAATCGGCGAAGGTGAAGACGCTAGAACCGGTCGCCCGTGACGTCCGACTACGATACGCATGCGTCCCGTCGCCCTTCGCGAAATACATCCCCAGCGCACTCTGCACGGCATCCTTGACTAGAGCCAGCCCTTTCACCCCGGAGCCCAAATCATCAAACGCCCACGGGAAAGTATCAACGCCAGTATCGAAATCACGCGCCGGTGGCTGCGCCGATGACGGCAGCGAATCCAATATAGCGGTGAGGCACTCCGCCTCTGTTTTGTTAATCTGCAAGTCAAGCTCGCGAACGTCTGCTTCGAGGACATCCGCGATCGTGTCATTCACCGTAACCAACACACGCTTTTCTTTGGACTGCCCGGCTATCGGCAAAATAGTGTCAATTTTCCCGTAGAACTTCAGCGCCGACCGAATGACGGTGATCGTTCCGGTCGCCGGAGATGAGGGAGAATTCGCCACGACATACGTGAAGGTCGATGCGCCCGTGACGGTGATCTGGAACGTCCCGTTGTAATCCGTCTCCACCGCGTCCGCGATCGTCACGTAGTCGCCAGTCGAGCGACCATGAGGAGCCGCCGTTGTCACAGTCGCCGTCCCTGCCGACTCTGTAATGCTCGTCACGGCCGCTGTGCTGCCCGTGGCGGCCACCAAGCGGAAGACTTTACCGAATGTCCATCCGGAACGGACGGAGGCGTGATTCGGCGAGTAGTAGCCTTCAGGGCGACCGGCAGCCGTCTGCCAGTTATTGAGCGCGAATTCTAAGGTGCCGACTCCTGCGATAGAGTCCAGCGGCTTGTTCCCGTTGATGCCGTAGCCAAACGAGAGCCCTGAAGCAGCGTCAGTGTCAGCGGTGATGTCCGTCCACACGCCGGTCGTGAGCTCGACCTCGAACTTTAGGCTTCCCGTAGCGCCCATCACCGGCCACCTAAGGCTTTCGCCTCCTTCATCGCGAGCGCCAGCGCACGAGGCTGCCGCCGTAAGCTCGCCTCAATGCGCGTCAGTGTCGCGAGGGTATGGTTCCCTTCCTCACCGTGTTCGCCGTGGCCGATCCCGCCTGCGACCTTCGCCGCGAACTCTTGCGCCTTGTCTACCGGCACGACGGCTTCGCGCCCGTGAAGCACAGTCGGCGTTCCGGCGCCGAAGTCCATGAATCCAAGATTCGGAGTGCCTTGCTTGTATCCTGCCAGACCGAGATCATTCAAACGAGACGCCGGAATGCCGAGCGCAGACGGTATCCGCCCTTCATCTCCCGGGTTATTGTTCAGGAAGTCCTCAACAGCGTTCCGAACCTGCTCGTCACTCCAATCTGAAGCCTCGTTCTGCTCGAACAGGCTCGCATTCAGGAAGTCACGCAAAAAAGCAGCGGTCGGCATGATGACGTTTATCGGAATATCTATCGGCGGAACGTCAGGAACGACAATCTTCGGAACGATCGGTAGCTCCATCTCACCCCTGAGGTCGGCGAACGCCAACGCCAATGCGTCCACATCCAAGATCCCTGTGGCCGCGAAGTGCGCCATGATCTGCTCAAGCCGCTGCACGACAGGGTTCGAAGCCCCAAGCGACTTCTTCATGTCTTCGATACTGCGGGTCAAGGTGCGAAGGTCGAGCCCCCCACCGGCTGCCATGTCAGCCAGCGCCTTTTCCATCTTCTCAACCGATGCGACGTTGTCGTAACGAGCCTGAAGCCGTTCAAGGTCTGTCGTCATGGCATCCATCGTGCCGCGAGCGATCCGCTCTAACTCCTCCTGCTCCTCAGCCAACCGCTTCGTTTCTTCGGCCAGCCGCTCCGTCTCCTTCGCCGCCGTCTCGATAGACTTGCCGAACTCGTCCATCAGGTTCTTGAAGTGTTCTAACCCTTTGACGTTCTGCGAGCCCCACGCATTCGCTAACTCAACCCCGGCTGCTCCGCCTGCCTCGCGAATGCCCTCCAGTGATCCGTGAGTAGCGAGAAGCTCACGCTGATATTTGTAGATGACCTCGTTCGCCGCTTCGAGATCCTTCCGGCCCTGCGACTTCCCGAACATGCCAGAGAAGAAACTACCAACCTTGCCCACAAGCGGAGTAAGCAACTTCCCGGCCTGCGAGCCAAGCAACGTCCCGATGCCGGGCAGGACAGAGCCGAGGGCGCCACCGATTGTCGAGCCCAAGGCTCCGGTCAGCTTCGATGTTGCCTTCGTCACAAGTCCACCAGCAGGGTCAAATATCTTACCGAAGATGGAACCACCGATAGCGCCAGCGACATCGCCGCCGCCGGTGATCGCCGACATGATGACGTTCGGCATGTCCGACAGCGCACCCTTGATCGCTCCGAGAGTGCTTGGAATTTTATCCGGCGCCAACGGCCCGAAAAAATTCATCATCTTGTCGTGATCCGACAGGTTCAGAGACTCAACGAATTTCACCAGACCAGCAGATCCCATCGCCATCACCGGGGGAACCTGAATCGCTTGATCGAGGAGTCCGCGCAGACGCGGTGAGGTCGCGTCTGCGAAGTTCGCCATGGTCTTCTGAGTGCTAGACAGAAGCACCTGCATAGCTGACCATTCCTTGTTCATGAACTTCAACTGTTCCGCCGCCTGCTTCATCTCCTCCGTAGTCTGCGGTAGCGTGTCGCGCACCTCCTCGAAGTGAGCAACGATCGCCGCGCCAGCAGGGCCGAACAGCCGATACTGCTCTATCACCTCATCCAGCGTTTTCGCGTATTTGTCGATGTTCCCCTGCGTCAGCGTAGATACGCCGCCGACCGCTTCCACCGCCTTCTCGAAAACCTGCGCCGCCTCCAACCCGTCCTTGCCCATCGAGTCAGCTAACGACTGAACGGCCTTGCTCATATTTTCGGCTGCCGCCGCCGTCTCCTCCATCTCGTTCTTGAGCGCAAGTGCCTCAGCAGCCAGCCGAGCCGTTTCCGTGGATGACCGGATGAAGGCCGGGCCCACCAGCGCCAGCGCCGCCGATACGCCGTTCGCAGCGTTCGATGTCCCGCTGATGAACCCCTGCATGTCGTCCTTCGCTCGCATAGACGATGCCGCGACATCCGACAAGAACTTATCCACTACCGGCAGGACGCCACCGAACAAGTTCAATACACCTAAGAACGGATTCGCCTCCGCAACAGCCGCTGAGGTCGCGCCACCGTAGTCGTCAGTGGAAAGCTTCAGCTTGTCCAACTGCTCCATGATGTAGCCAGCAGATTCCGCGAATTGATTGAACTGTATGGTGGCCTCCGTTGCCACGATCGTTGCGAGGCTGGAGAGAATCCCACCAGCGTCTTCCGCCGCTTCCTTGATGTCACCCAAGCCGTCCGTTGCGTATAACACTCCCGCCGCGAGCGCTACCGCCGCAACCGTCAGGCCCACCGGACCCGTCATGACCGCCACCAGCCCGGCCAACATGCCCGTAGACGCCGCCGCCGCCGTCCCGGTAGCTGCCAGCCCTGCCGTTGCCGGTCCAGCCGCAGCGACAGCCGTTGCGCTCGCGCCTGCCCACAATCCGTAAGCCGTGATAATCGGCCCAAGGGCCATACCAAGCATGCCCACAGCGACCAGCAACGGGCCAATCGCCGCCATCAGGCCAAGCACACCGATGATCACGATTTTCGTCGTCCGACTTGATTCTGTGAAGCTCCGTGCGAGCGACTGGAGCCGGTCTATCGCCGGGTCCATCGCATCCACAAGTTTGAGGATCATCGGAGCCAGCGTCCCACCAATCTCGATACCAAGGTCAACGACCTTACCCCATGCCAACGACAGCGCCGCCGAGAAGCTTTCCAACTGCTTCGCCGCGACCTCATCCGTGATACCTGCCGCATCGCGCAACGATGACTCGTAATCACGAATCGAGCCCGACAAACCTACCAAGGACCGCGTAGCCGAAATGGTCTTCGAGGTGAAGCCGAGAGACGCCAGCGTGGCATTCTGCTGCTCCGCCGACATTCCCAACAGGTTCTTTTCGAGGTCTTCCGTGATGTCCGACATGTTCCGGAAATTGCCCTGTGAATCGAAGACAGCGATGTTCAAGCGCTTGAACTCTTCACCGTTCTTCATCACGGCCTTCTGCAAGTCCCGCGTGACCATGTTGAAGCGCTCACCGGCCAGCGTCCCCTTGATGCCCTGATCGGCCCATGCGGCAAGCACAGCGACACCGGATTCGATGTCGATGTTCAACTGCTTCATCGCGTTACCGGCCTTCGTCGTCAGAGCGACAGAGAACTGTTGGACAGAAGCATTTGCAAGGGTGTTCGCCTTCACCAGCACGTCGCTGACGTGCACCATGTTGGCCATGTTCTCCACGACATCATCGCGAATCGTCAGACCGAGGGCGCTCTGTGCATCCGTCAAGAGGTCCGTGGCAAGCGCCAAGCTGAAGTTGCCAGCCTGAGCGAACGAGGCAACCTTCGGCATCGCCGCGATCGATGACGCCGCATCCAAGCCAGCCGACGCGAGGAAGAAATACGCTTCCGCCGCTTCCGTGGCCGAGAATGTCGTGGTCCGGCCAACCTCACGGGCAGCGTCCGACATCTCGCCCTTCATCTGATCGGACACGTTGCCCATGATGGCGGTTGAGTTGGTCATCGCCTGATCGAAGTCCGCGAACGCCTTGACAGACGCCACGCCGAACCCGACGATAGGAGCCGTAAAAGCTGCCGTGAAGCCAACGCCGATGGTCCGCGCCGCTTGCCCGAAGGTGTTGACCTTGTTCGCCAACGCCGCCATGCGAGCCTCAAGCGTCTTCACAGGAGGCGCCATAGACCGCAACGCGGCTGCCATCCGTTGCATATCTGCCGGGATAGGCTTGCCGGTCAGGGCCAGCTTCGCCATAGCCGCGTCCAAGACTTTGAGTTGGGTAGCAGATTGGGATGCCGTCAGGGTAGACACGCCCACTTTATTGATTGCCGCGACGACGTTATGCGCTCGCTGGATCAACGGACCGCTGTTCAGCGAACCCGCCAGCTTGCTCATCGCCGCCGTCGTGGTCGTGATCGCCGAGGTGCCTTCCGCGAGCGTCCGGCGAAGCTCGGAAAGATCCCCGGCGATCCGAACGACCATGCTGTTGCCAGCCATTACGCGCTCACCTCAGACAACGCATCCTCAAGCGCCTGCTCTAGCGCTCGTTGGAATGCCTCAGACTCCAAAAGCGCCGAGACATGAAGGAAGGGCGCCGCCGTCATGTGGATGGTTCCGAACTCCAGACCGATGTCAAGGTTCGGCCACGTATCCTCAGGCGTATCGACGAAGACAACGAAGCCGTTGCCGTCGTTCGCTCGCTCTTTTGTGATGGCCCGAGCCGTCCGGCCAGTCCGGCGCCTGACACGCTGCGCGGCTTCACGCACGATGTTATCAGCCGCCTGCGAAGCCACTTCATCGACCAGTTTCGAGGCGCGGTCGCCGAGCTTGTCAAGGGCATCGAGCGTGGACTGAACGCCCACGACTTGCACACTCAACATTCCCGGCATGTGACCACCCTCCCTAAACTAAGCCGTCTTCCTGAGCGAGCGAGAAATCAATCTCACGAACGAGATCGAGCATCTCCGACTGAGGCAACTTCGCCGTGTCGGTCGCCTGCTCGTAGGCGTTCCGGACTGACACATACTGCCGAGCTTCCAAGATCTCCTCGATGATGCCAGAGGGTAAGTTCTGATACTCCCGCCACGCCTGCGAGGGCAAGCAATGGAACTCCTCGCAAAGCCGACTCACCCACCAGATGACGGGCATTGGTCCCTCACCGCGCAAACAGCGCTCAAGGAACCTCAGTCGTTTTTTGGGCCGTCCTCCGAAAACAGCGATGGCTTCGCCAGCGTCAGGATCTCCGTGGCGAGCCAGTCACTCACGTCGCCCTCGATGTCCGTCAGCACATCCTCGTCCGTGTGGTCCTTATCGAATGTCCAACCGGTGATCGCCGAGCGAAAAAGAACCACACGATCGAAACCGTCAGTCGGGTCACGCTTGATCCCCGCGACCGTCTCCGCCGGACCGTCTTCGGCCTGATCCTTCGGCGCCGTCTTCACGCCGGTAAGCGCCTGAAGCTCTGTGATGAACGCCGGTCCACCCATCTCCTTCACCGCTTCGATCGATGCCTTCTGATGCGCGGTGGCCGCTGCTTCCAAATGCTTCGGCGCCAGCTTACGGATAGTGATGGTGTGATCGGGGAGATCGGGAACGACGAGGATTTTCGTGACGAGAGAGGCGAAGATACTCATTGGTGTGGCTCCGTGTGATTAACGGGCTCCGGTGCCATCCCCGACAGGATTGTGGGGGATGGGTCCGGAGCCACAGAATCTACGCTTGCGCTACCGTCTTACGACCACGTAGCGGTGCCGGTGGGCTGGATGACTGCCGAGAACTCAGTCAGCGCCCCGTTCTTACCCAATACCTCATACGACACGAGGTAGGTTTCGACGGTCATGGTTTTACTGTCGCCGAAGACCATCACGAGCGTTCGCGTGGAATCCTGCGGACCGTCGTCAGGCGCGATGAAGACGACGTGTGGCCCGGTCGTGGCCGTCGTGTCGAAGAATCCCGTGACGGTCACAGGGTCCATTTTCATCAGGCCGGAAGGCGTTGACTCTTCCCACCCGTCCCCGAAGGCGTGGGATGCCTGCATGGCTGAGGTGATCTTCGCCCCGCTCATCGTCAGGACATGCCCGGTGATGACGCGCCCCGTTCCGCCGGGTCCGTCATCGTAAGTGATCGTGACTGAAGCTGATCCGTATTTTCCGGGCATCGTTGGGCTCCTCTCCCGCTCGCGGGAATGTTAGAGCCTCAGACGGCCAACGCGGCAGGACTAGTGCGGCGAGAGTGGGCCGAGACGTAAATTGTCTGAACGCAGTAACTATACCGTGTTTGGTCCGCGAAGGGAATCACGAATTGCACGAAGACCGATCCATGTCTCAATCTTCTGCCTGAGCGCCGTGGACAGCCGCATTGCAATCACCGCCTGATCACGCTCAGCTTCGTCCTTCGTCCGCATAGCCGCCCGTGTCGCGCCTTCGACTTCCTTCACCTGCGCCAGTAATCGAGCCAGCGCAGGGTTGTCGAGATCCATCAGGACGGAAGCGTTCGACAGAACCCGGCGAAGACACCGATCGTCCCCGAGCCTGTCACATTGCCATCGTAGGCCAGATACCGATCAACGGTCCCCGAAACGGTGACGCGCTCCGCAACCGGGTCCGATACCGAGTCCGTGAACGCGACCAATGTCGCGTAGGTGATGTCGTCCGGCGAGTCCTGAATTGTCCCAACGAAATTCGTGAAGCCCGAGCCCTCCGTGTTCTGCTGATACCCAACGCCGCCGTCTGCGGTATTCGCCCGAACGAACGTCCCTCCGGTCCCCGCAGACACCGACGCATCCACCGCGACCGAGAAGGTCAGCGTGTCGATTACCGTGGCCGTCTGCTGGCCGTTGATGTCTGCATTTGAGCTTGACACACCGGCAATCAAGATGATGTCGCCGGAGGTCAACCCATGAGGGACAGGGCAGGTCACAACCGACGGGTTCGCCTGCGAATTCGAGGTGATAGGAATGACACGCTGCTGCGGGTCCAACGTGTAATCAACCGGCGTAGACTGTGTATCCCAATCGGCGGTTTTCGTCGCCAACGGCTGGAGAATCTGCCCACGGTCAAGCTGCCCAGAGATCGTGTATTCCACGTTCGCCTTCGTCAACGAACCAAGCTGCGCCAAGACCTCGTAGGCGCCCGTGAACGCGCCGATAAAGCCGATGAACATCTCGCCGATGGTAGCGCCAGCGAACCCGGCACAAACAGTCCTCACGGGCGCCTGAGGCGTCGTGGGGACGCTGCCGGAATGTGCGGCGTGTGTCTGAAGGGCAGCCGTATCGAAGAACCCGCCATCCTGTGACAACTCCGCTTTCGACAGCCCGGTTGGCAGGTGCGCTTCAGCGGAGTCCCCGAGCCCGGTGACATCCTCCGTCATGGCGGTCACTTTGAAGCGCAAGCCCTTGAGCTTCGCCGTGATCAAATTGTAACCGTCAGCGAAAAAGAAAACGCTTTTCCCGCCGTATTTACCAGTCGCCATGCTTAGCCCCTCCCGTTATCGAACACGTCCACCCGACCGGCTATTCCCGAAACAGCCCTCAGCGGCGTCACTGGCCTCACCGGAGCCAATTCTGGAGTTGGCGACACGGCGCCGAGTCGCGTAATTTCTCCACGAGCCAGCCGCAACGGTATCGACTCCGCAGGCATGTCCGAGCAATCGCCGCCAACGTCCACGCGCTTGAACGTAACCTTCGCACGGTCTTCAGGAGTGAGCTTCGCAATCCCACCCGCCGCGAGGACCAACGCCAGAGACTCAGCGTTCGCGGGATACTTGAACTGTCGGTTAGCGCGGAATCGGTCAGTCATGGCGTTTCATTCTCCCAAGCGAAGCCGCAAACAGCGCAGAGTATGTGCGGAAGCCCAAACCCACCGGAAGCCCGACGCTTGTCCGGCCCCGCGTTACAGTTCGGACACGGCTGCTTTGATGTCCCCTGCTCTGTGATTCTTCTGGCCGGGCGCCCGTCCGGCGCCACGATAGCGCCTGCGCGACCCGCTTCTGTCATTGTTCCACCCAAACGGTAAAAAGGGAAACGATTTCGTGAACCTTGACTCCGTGAAGCACTTCATCTTTGACTGTGACAGAGCGCCGGTATGTAACACGACCGGCCTGTGAAAAGCCCGTCACCGTCAGCGCCGCGTCCTTCAGCAGCGCCACGGCTTGCCGATTGATGTCCTGCGCCTGCATCATACTGCCGCTGTCTGAATACGCATGTGTCCGGAGGTCAAGTTCCGGTAGAGTCCCCATCCCGAACCCACGAAGGTCGCGCTCGTCTAGGATCTCCATCAGCATGCACGGGCGCGGTGTGTCCTCCGGAATGTCATCGAACAGACGACCGCCGATAGCGGCCTGAAGCGTGGCATCCTGCAACACGCCGAACACCGCCTGAAGGACCGGCGAGGCAGCCGTGAGATCCCCGGAACTCACGCGCCGACCTCCGCCGCTTCAATGAACTGCCATGTCCGGCCATCCTCGAACGGAGGCAGCCCGGTGATTTCGAGCGTCTTCGTGAGGGCTCCAAACGGCGCCGATGGAGTCCACAGCAACCGCATCTCCGGCGCCAACGTCGCGTTTACCCGAACCCGGAAGCGATACGCCGTAGACGACTGCACCGCATCGAAGGCGTGGCGCTCGCGAGCGCTCAGGGCCATCATTGCCGCCGGGATGGTATCGAACGTGCGCCATGGGACAACCTTCCCGCCCTGCGCGTTACTGGCGTAAACGACCGTCATCGAACCTGTTCCGGGAGTGTCCAGAGCGTCAGAGCAAGTGAAGGTAAATGTGAGAGTCGTTGGGACAGTCGCGATCTTCCACTTCGCATTCCAGCCAGTCGTTCCCGTGGTGACACCCGCGATCGTCACATAGTCTCCAGCGAGGTATCCGTGAGGCTTCGCCGTCGTGCCGGTCGCCGTCGTCGAAACCCGCGTCAGGCTCGAAAGGGTCAGCGACTCAACATCGTTCCTCTGCACCAGTAACCGCTCGCGCATCGCGCCAATGTCAGTCCTCACCGTGGAGCCCATACCCGGAACGCCCGGTATATCTCATTCGCCGTCCCCGGCACATGGCGTGGGGAAGCCGCGCCGACCGACAGGTTCTCCCGCATAGAACTGCGCGTGGCGATGTCCAGCAGGATGCCGTCCTTCAGCATCGCCGGGACATCACCGGCTGCGCCATAGCCTGCCGTGAATTGGACTGTCACATCGTTCGCCTGCCCATACAAAGACGGCCACGCCTCATTGTAGGCCAGCGAAATCTTCCCATGCTGAGCGAACGGACCCGCCGGTATCTCCACAACATACTTCGACGCCGCGAAGGTCTGCGAAGCCCCGTCTGTGTCGAGATACGTGATCGAGCTCACCGAAATCAGCGGAGGCTTCGGCAGGTGGATATACCCGCAGGACGGGAAGACATCGAGCACGAGGTTCCAGACCTGCGTGATAAGCGCCCGGCGCGATACCCGCTCAGCCCGAAGCCGACACGAAGACAGCCACCGAGTAATCTCCGGGTCAGCCGTTGTGTTGGTAGTCGGAGGCGCGGCGCCGAGCGCACTGTCCGCGATGTTGTCGGTCGTCGTGATGGTGGTATTGTCCGCGACCGTCACGAAGAGACCGAAGACCGCGCCACCCGCCGAGGTCCGATAGCCCTTCCGCGAGGTGCATGCCGAGCCGCCGATCGGGACGGACACCGCGACCTTGCCATCACTAGACTTGTCCGCAACCGTCACCGGCGCCGAGATGTCGCCAGCCGAGGTTTCCCCGTCAGCAGTCACGAATGTCCACAAGTATTTGTGGATACCGTCATCGACTAGGCCAACGCCAGCCGCCGCGAGCACAGCCGTAGGCGCCGGGGGAACCGGCTCGCCTTCGCTTGAATTCAGGAGAAGCTGCCGCCGGGCCTCAGCGACAGTGACCGGCTCAGTGGCCGGGCCGGTGACTAGGCTTAACATGGGCCTGCAACCTTAGACCCCAAGAAGGACTGAACCAAGCTCGTGTAGCTGGCTCACCTCCGCCGCTGTAAGCGCTTTCCCTGTCACGAAGGGCAGAGCGATGCGCCCGTGGAACTCGGCGACTGGCGTGGCCGTCACGCCGCTGCAACCGACCGTCAGCGGCGCCGCCGTCGCTTCCATCGCGACATACGAACCCGTCTCCGTGGTCGAGCCGTCATTGACCAGCGTTCCGTCCACATACAGATTGACAACAGGAGACGCCTGACCGCCGTCGTATGACGCCAAGGCAAACACCCATTGCCCGATAGTCAGCGCGTCGTCGCTGATGGCGATCTCCGAGGCTGACGCCGACGCATCGTGAAGCTCTAGCGACAGCTTTCCGTTGCTGTCGATGAAGAACCGCCACTCCTCAAGATTACCAGCGGAGTCATACTTCGCCACGATGACATTCGTGGCTATCGAATTCGGGCAAATCCATACCCCGACAGAGAATGCCGAATCGTCGGTTCCGTCCCCGAAGCTGTAGTTGGCGTGGTCGATTCCGGCCAGATGATGATCGCCGGTCGGGTGGAAGTGGTAGGACTGCACCAAGCCCACATGCTCGTAAGGTGCGAAATCATCTTCAAGCGCTTCCGCTGCGCCTGACGTCTCCGACGGTATCAAGTCGCCGACTGACAGGCCGGACACCAAGACACCGGTTTTCTCCATAAACGGCCAGAAGCTCGGAGTAATCGTGCCAAGCACCGCCATGAAGGTGTTAACGATCGTCGGAAGCTGCCACGGACCCAATGAACTCATTTGCGAATGTCCAATCCTTCAGGCGCGTTTTCCAGTACCCAAAGGTGATATACCGCTTTACCGTCCACTAGGCTGCCCTCAGGCGGAAACATCTGGACCGCCCATTGCCCCGGGTATTCCACCATGAAGCGCTCCCACACCTCGCGCCACTGGAGCGGAGGGTAGCCCGGCGCGAATATCTTTATCTGGCGAACCGGCCCGAGTCTGGAGGCGGTGATTTCGTCACGCGCCTCCAGAGTCAGAACCATCAGCTTTAGTCGTCAGCCGACGCCGTGCCAATCACGCCGCCAGACTCCGCCGCCACCTCGATGTTCTCGCAGCGGAACCGAGCGATGCCGTCACCGACCAGCGCCGCCGCCAGCGTGGCGAAGTTCCCGAAGACTAAGCAATCTTCCGCGACACCGGTCGTGCCGGTCAAAAGCTCGAAGCCGGGCTCACCCGCGTCCGTGACGAAGGTGCAGCGCCGAATCCGAACGCCGGTCGAAAGCGTGGTGTCCCCGTTGATGGGCGCGACCAGAGCCGCACCTGCCATATCGAAGTCACCATCCTCGATGACCACATCATCACTCGCGCCCGTCAGCTTCACCGCTGCCACGCAGCCAGCCGCCGACGCATGCTGCCGCACCTTGATGCCGCTCACCCGCGTTCGGGAGCACCCGGCCTTGATGTCGATCGCCAACACGAATTCGTCCACACCGGCGCCGTCCTCGCCCGGGAGAACCTCGATGTTCGACAGCGTGGTATCGAGCGCCGCCGCGTTGACATCGATACCGATCGCGACGATCGTCACCGACGGGAGCAGCCGCACATTGTCGATTGAACACCCGCTCGCCGAGATGTCGATACTGGCGTTCGCGTGGTCGAAATGCACTTGAGGAGTGACCGAGCCGCTGCCCACACCGATGACCGCCACACCAGCGATGTCCATCGCCACCTGTGCGTTCGCGATAGACTCCACATGGCCCGGCATAAGGTAGACCACATCGCCCTTCGATGCCGTCAGGAGGTCACTGGAGAATGCGTAGGACAGTGACGCGAACGGCGCGTCAGGGTTCTTGCCGTATCCGGCGCTATCCGTGCCGGTTCCGGAGTGGACGAAAAAGATTTCGCCGGGATGCTGTGCAAAATCGGCGATCGTGAAGACGCCGCCCGACTGTTGACGAGAGAAAAGGGCTGTTCGCATGTTCAGGGTTGTCCTTTGTGACATGGCAGCAGAGCAGCCGAAGCTGCCCCACTGACGAATACCGAGTTACCGGAGCCTCTTACGCGATGACATCCGCCGTCAGCCCGTCATAGGCGTTCAGGCCTTCCATCAGGTAATCAATCGCCATGATGTCATCCGCGTGGTCGTTGTCGATCTCCACTGACACATGCGATGCGGACGCGAGCGCCGCGAGCACCTGTTCAGCCGAGACTTCCAGCACAAGCTGGTCACCCGCCGCGTCAGCCGTCGTCGGCGTGGCATGCGCGACGACCACCGTGGAGCCCGTCCCCGAACTGTCCGTCGCCGCCATGATGCGGAAGGTCAGGACGCCCGTGCCGCTCACCAGCGTGGCCTTCGCCACGAAGGCAAGACCCATCTTGACCCACGCGATCTCCGTGGCGACCGTCGCGTCGGCGATGTCGTGAATGTAGGTGCGGCTCAGGAACCGCGCAAGCAACCGATTCGCTGTGTAAGCCATCTGCTATGCCCTCAGGAAAAAGAAACCGAACTCAAGATTCGAGCAACTCAGCCCGAGATTACGCCCGTGTCGCCAGCGTCAGGAACGGAGACAGCGTAGGCGCACTATTCTTCGGAGTCAGCGCCGACCTCCACCACGTCCGGCCATCATTCCGCTTGTAGAAGCGGAACGCCCTCTCAGCCGAGACGAAGCGAACGTGAATGCTCTCCGCCTGCTGCATACCCTGATACTCACCCTCAAGATACTGCGACCAGTTCGCCAGCACCAGATCCCCGACGGTGCCGAGGTTCTTCGCATGCTCCGTGAAGTAAATCGGGCGCCCGTCCAACGTTTCCTGACCGCCGCTCGTCAAGAAATACGGAACCGGGTTGCCGCCGGTGCCAATCACCTGCACGAGACTGCGAAGCTGCGGACGGGTGGACTGGTTCGCGATCCATACCGCCGAGCCGTAGCGCCAGCACCGAGCCGCCATGGCATCGATGTTCTCCTTCACGATGGTCGCCGCCGCCTGTCCGGTTTCCTTCGCGACAGTGATCAGCGATCCGTTGTTGGCGTGGAGGATGCCCCCACGCTCACCGACACCGGTGCCGTTCAGCCGCTCGCTGATGGCGTTGTTCGCGAACTCATCCGTGAAGCCTGCCGAGATAATCGCCACGAAAGACTGAGGCGAATCGCTCAGAATGCGCTCAGTGGCATACGCCAAGCCGAACTCCTCGTTCGCCGTCAGGATGACCTGCTCGAAAGTCACACGGCTCGAAGTTCCGTCCACTGTCTCCGGGCGCCGGGAAACAGTGAATCCGCCCGAGACGCTAGTAGTGTGATTCTTGTCCACCCGAGCGTTGAAGGCGACAGTCGGTGCGGTCATCGGCGAGATGTTCGTCACCAAAGGCGCGATGAAATCTGACTCCGCCGCCGTGGTCAGTAGGCCCGGCGCAACTCCGCGAGGGATGAGGAACCCGCCAGCCGGATCACTGTAAGCACCCTGCTCATCTGAACCCTGCGTTGCCTGAAGTGGCCGAAGCTTCTCGGACACGCGGCCAGTCATCCCGGCGTTCATCACGTCCTGAAGCATTTCGCGATGGTCAGCGAACCCACGCCCCGGGTCAAGCTCAGAGCGAAGCGTTCCGGCCTTCACGTCCGGCGCAGCTGCGGCAGCCGCCTTCGCATCCGGGTCAGGCGCGACAGGCGCGTTCCGCTCCGCTTCGTTCAGCCGCACCGCGTCCACACGAAGACCTTCGACCGTCTCGAACTCAGCCTTCAGCGCGGTGACACTGGCCCGATCCTCGTCCGTCAGCGCGGGACCGCCAGCCGTGGCAGCCGCCACCGCCTTGTCGTTCAGAGCCTTCAGTGAGGCGTGAATGCTCGCCGCCTTTTCCCGCAGGGCGCGAATACCGGCAGGTTCGGCACCGACGATGCCCATCAAAAGGACAGCCTGTTCGGGCTGCTCAAGTATGGCAGCCGTCACAAGGACTGCGGCGCTCATTGCCATCTTCGACAACCACGGGCTCGTATGTTCGAATCCCATCTTGTTAAGACAGACCTGCACGACATCCGTGCTCGCTGCGGAAAGGCCGGTCATCAGGTCAACCATAAATGACGCAACAGTAAGAGGCTTGTTCATTTGTCTGCTTCGCTCCAAGTGGGAAAGTGAAATCGAATAAACAGAGATTACACGATTGAGCTCATCAGCGCAAGCGTGGATTCTGTCAGGTCAACGTCAGCCTGCCGCGCACCAGTCGCGAGCGCTTCCGCTTCCGCGTCTGACTCACTGTTGTCAGCTTGTAGTTCGGTGATAAAGCACGGGCATTCCGCGCCGCATGTCTCGCAGCCCGGATTACAGGCTGCGCCAGGGCAGTCGCATCCAGTCGCACAGGTTGTGCACTTCGGGATGGTAGCGAGAACCGAAGCCGCCGCAGGGACAGGAGTAGTGACAGCCGCCTCAAGAGCCAGCCCCGGCCCCGCCGCCCGGACCTTCGTGACTCGCTTCATCATCACGGCAGCCGTCCCGAACTTGTCGGCCAAGCCAGCGGAAATCACCGCCCGGCCACGGAAGACCTTCCCCTGCCCGAAGGTGTCAGCGACGACTTTCGTGCTCACGCCCCGGCCACGGGCCATGGCTCCATCGAACTCCCGGCCCATCTGGTTGACATCGGCCTGAAACCCCTTCTGAGCCTCATCAGCCAGCGGCAGCCATTGGGAACCGTCTGTCTTGTGCTCGCCGTAGGAGATCGTGGTGATCTTGACTCCGGCCTGCTCCAACATGCCGCTCAAGTCCTCGTGCTCCATGAACACGCCAATCGAGCCGACCAGCGACGACGAAGACACCCAAATCTGATCAGCCTGCGCCGCGAGCCAGATCCCGGCAGAGCAGATCATAGTGTCGGCCACCGCAACGATCGGCTTCACGCCCCTAGCGGCGAAAATTTCATCAGCGAATTCCGGAACCATCTCCACGGTCCCGCCCGGCGTATCGCAGCGGAAGACGATCGCTTTCACATCCTCATCCGCGAGCGCCATACGAAACTGGTTCTGCATGCTCTCGATGGAGGCACCGCCGAAGAACATCGACATCCATGTTTCCCGGTAAGTGATAGGGCCGGACATGCCAATCACCGCGACATCGCCAACCATGCTCAGCGCAGGCTTTCGCGAGGTCGCTTCACTGAAGGCGGAAAACGCCGCCTCAAGCTCCTGTGCGGTGACGTTTTCAGCACGGTTGACGAGCGACTGAAGCGCCCGAGACTCTACCGACCACAGGCCGCTTCCAAGGAAAGACTTGAATTCGTTGATCATGTGTCAGGTTCTCCCGCTGGTTATTCTACACCTAGTCATCCGCAACGCCGTCAGTCTCCGTTGGAGGAGTCGAACCGGCAGGAGTCCCCGGGCGCATGTCCCCGGCGCTCAATTCGTCAAGAGCCTCATCGGGATTCATGTTCAGGCGAACACGGACCTCACTCGGTCGCATAATCCGGCTCTTGATGAACAGCTCGTAATACTTCGCCTGCATCTCGAAGTCACCGCGCATCAGCGCCTCAAGCTCGCATTCCACTACGAACTCAGACTTCCGGATGATGACATCCCTCTGAAACGCCTGCTCGAAGGACACAGCGATCGGGCGGAGGCACGTATTGATGTAATCGATCGCCTCCTGAACCGCCGTTGAGTAGGACTGCCCATCTTTTACGCCGAGCTTCGAGGGTGGAATTCGCAACAGCCGGGCGACATCCTTCACGCCCCACTCCTGCGTCTGCATCATCTGTGCCTTGTCAGGGTCCACCGACAGATTCGTGATCTTGACATCATCCGGAATCAGCATCAGGCCGAACGAATTCTCCACGCCTGAGGCATAGCGGGAAATGCTCGCGTGGAGCTTGTCTTCGTCCTCCGGCTCCATGTCGCCAACGTAGGTCGCCACGGTCCCTGCCGTCATGCCCGACTTGAAGAACTTCATCGCAGCCTTCTGCGCCGCGAGTGCAGAGCCGAGCGCCGCCGCGCCGAACCGCGTCCGTGATGCGAAGGTCAGACCGTTGTCGAACGAGAGGTCGCGGACAACCAGCATTTCCTCCTGCGTCACGTATCGTGGCTGCCCGTCCGACTCCAGTAGCTTGTAACGGAAGCGTCCCGACGGCAAGCGCTCAGGAGTCACACGATCGGGATGGCGCGGGATGAACTGCTCGTTCGCAGCGAGCCGTGGCCCTGACACGATTTCAGCGTAGGCGACTCCGCGCAACAGAAATTGCGCCACCATCGACATGAAGAACTCGATGGAGGTCTGTGTGTCATTCGGCTGCCAGCGCAGGCGATACGCCAGCCCCTTCACGCCGAACATGCCTAATCCGCCGAGCACCTGATCTTTGCCCTTGCCGTCCGGGTACATCTCGTAGGTGTTCCACGGGCATGCCGCGAGGTCAGCCGCGATCATCGTCACGCCGGAGTAGAACGACGACAGCGCCATCGCTCCCTCAGGCGTTACCGTGAATCCTGCCGCCGACAGCATCGTGTTCCACTCGGAGGGGAAATAGGGTGTGCTCTGATACATCCAGCCCGAACGGTCCATGTCGCTCGATGCCTTAACGCTCGTGGTAGCCATGCTGCCAAAGATGCTCACGGTTATCCTCTCCCCTTAGGCGCCTGCGGTGGCCCCTGAAGCGTCACGCGATGGAAAAACCCCAACCGCTGAGGCAAAGCCATATACACAAGGATACCACCAGCGGGAAGGAATGCCACCTGCCCGGCGCCGAACCAGCGCTCCGCCAGCGGCCAGAGCGCGACCGTGATCAGCGCCATCCCTGCGAACAGCACGACATCCTCGAAGCCGATGTTCTGGCGGTAGGCCCACACCCGAACAAGGGCGTTCCTCCACTCTTGCTTTGTCATGATGGTGTCTCCGCCGTCGTCTGTTCATCCTTCGGCCCGATAAGAGGCTTGAAGCCTCCCGGGGTGAAGACCCTCGCTTCACGCCGCTTCCGCCGCACCCTCGCAGGCAGGAGGACAAGCTGTGAGAGCGCGATAACTGTAGCGATTATGCCGTCAATTCGGCGTGTTTTGCTAGGCTTTTCTACCCACACGTTCTCGTAACGGTCTGTCTTCGGCTCCGCGTTTGCCAGACACCAGCCGAGCACCGGATTCCCCGCATGCCGGACGCGCTTCAGATGCACGAGCGCTTCGAACAGCTTGAAGGTTTCCGACATCGCCCGGCCCTGCCGGACCTCTGCGATCTCCTGCTTCCCCTTGTCCCGCAGCGCCACCGCGAATTGAGTGGCATTGTGCGGATCGTAGCCGACGCGCTGCGGACGGTAGGCCGGAACGATTTCCTTGATGACCTGCTGATAGATCAGATCGTGATCGATGACCGGCCCGGGAGTGAAGCGCATCGCACCGATGTCGCGCCAGAGCGAAAACGGAACATGCTCCGACTTCTCCCGCTCCTTTGCCGTGTCCTCCGGAATCCAGAAGAACGGCACAAGCTCGATGCAGAAATTCAGATCCAGAATCCGCGTCACCTTCTCCTCGCCGACGACTTCCGTCAACTCTACCGTCTCCGGCTCCGCGTCCTCGTCATCATCCACCCGGATTGCCACGACGCCTGCCGTTAGGTCGAGTTTCTCGCTCATATCGAAGCCGATTGCACAGGCCCGATCGCGGTTCTCAGTCAGCACTTCCGGAACTTGACAGCGGTCCCACCGGTCGTAGGGAATCCAGACCGTGTGGCCCTGCGTCCAAGTGCAGAACGACAAGCGCCGAGTCCGCGACTGTGTCGCCGGGCGGTCCCGCGCTTCGTCCACGACTGCCTGAAGCTGTTCCGTGGAGATGGTGACATCCAGCGCAGGCTGCACCTTTAGCCAGCAGTTCGGGTTCGTCCAGTCGTCGCAGTCTACACAGCCATCGACAGGCGATGTGTGTCCGTCCAGCCGATGTTCCTCGCACGGGTCAAGGTGGCAGATGTAGCCGAACCAGCGCTCCGCCGCTGCGCCGGTAACAGTCTTTTCGAGCACCCTCACCGTGTAGTCGTGGTGCTCCCAGCACACGCTTGTCTTGTCGAATCCTGCATTCGTGATCTCGAACAGGAGCGCATTCTTCCGGCCCTTGAAGCCGAGCCGCATCTTCTCAGGGATGACCGACGTTGGGTGCTCGTGAAGCTCGTCCACGATCGCGAGGTAAGGTCGCTTGTTGTCCAGTGACCGGCCTTCCGCTGAAAGCGGTTTGAAAAACGAGCCCCGATTAACCCACGATATCTGATACTCGCCGACATCCAGAACGCTCATCAGGGCATCCGATCGATCGGCCATGCGTTTCGCGAACTTGAAGAGGTATCCGGCCTGATTTCCATCGACGCCGAGTGCATAAACCTCAGCGCTGAACTCATCCTTGCCAACCAAGCCATAGAGCCCGTAACCCGCAGCCGTGGGAGATTTCGCGCTGCCCTTCGATGTCTCAGTGTAGGAGGTCGTGAAGCGCTGGTTATTGTCCCCGTCCACCCAACCTTCGAGCGAGCCAAGGATGAAATTCGTCCAGTTCATGAGAATGAACGGCGAACCGTCATCGAGGGTGAGGAAGTCCCGGAAGAATTTCGTGCAGAGCGCCGCCCGTTCCGCGCTGAAGCGCCACCGAAAACTCTTGTCCGTCGTCTGCCGCTTCAGGTCGTCAAGGTGACGAGCGCAGGCCAGCCGCACCATGCGCCCGGCCAGAATCTTACCTGCTCCCACATCCCGGGCATACGTCGTCACCGGGTCTTTCGAGGTCGGGCCGATCAGCGCCGGGCGCTTGGCCCCAGGTGCCGCCGGGCGCTTCCGCTTCGTCGCAGTCTTCCGTTTGGTCGCCGGGCGCTTCGTTGTCACTTGTCGCCGCCTGCCTCCGCTGCGAGACGCACACGGGTCTGCGTCTTCGTGACCCATGCCCGGCTATACTCCGCGTTCTCGAACAGCCGCGAGAAGCCCGTTATGTGCTTCAGCCGCAGCACCTCCTCCGGCTCCATGCCAAGCTCGTTGCAGATCTCCGCATCAGTCCATCCGTTTTCCAGCATCGCGAACACCATCGACGCCATACCGCCAATCGAGTGCTTGCCCCGGGCGCGGTTATGCCGCACCGTGCTTGCCATGCGATCGTTGATGTCCTTCTCGATGACGACGCAGGGCAGCCGACCATTCACGCTGCCGCGAATCGTCTCGCTGTTCTTCCCGACGAAATACCGGTGGAAGCCGTCCACGATGATGAACTTGCCCCGCTCTGCATCGAAGATGGTAACAAGAGGCTGCGTGTAGCCGTCATGCTCGATGCTTTTCTGCAATAGGCCCATCTCCACCTGAGCCACGGCATTCGGATTGTAGTCGTTCGCCTCGATGCCCTCGATCGGAATCCATCGCACCAGATCGACCGGCGAGGAAGCGTTCGGCGACAAGTCGTGCAATATCTCGCGAATAGCGTTCATTGCGTCCAAGCGTTCATACGCACCATGGATGAATGCCCTGAGCCCATGTGATAGCTCTGACGGAACAGAGGGCGAGGTCACGACTTCACCCGAGCCTGCCGAAGCCCCTTCGCTTCGACGCCATTGTTTGCGCGGAATGTGCTCAACTTCGTCCCCTCTCTGTCATTCACCAGTAGCACCGAAATCTGCGTGGACACCAGCGATTTCAGCGTGGTAGGCTTCGCACCGGCGTAACGGGCATCGTAGGCTGCGAAGGTCTTCCGGTAGTAGGCCCGATCGCTCTCACCCGGAATCAGGTTCTTCAGCAGATGGTTTCGGTAGTCGCGCCAGTCCGTGAACATCGGCGGAAGCTTCGACGGCGACATGAAGTTCTCCGCCAGCATTGCCGCCGTGTTCGTCCCTTGCAGCCGCTTCGTGATTCTATTCCACGTCTCCGGCTCGATCTCCTGAAGATGAAACAGCGTCTTGACAGCCGTCTCGTGGTGGACGTTCGACACCCTCATCTCACGAAGCGGAGTCCCATACTGATATTGCCAGTCATACAGTTTGGTGTAGGCCCACGAATGGTCGTGAATCGCCTTCCAGATGTCCGAGGTGCGCCAATCATAGAGCGGATGGAAGGAGTAGTGGTCAACGCCCTTGTTCTTCACCGAGCCCCACGTCACGCCTTTGAACGTCTCGTAGACCGTCAGCCCGAGACGCCGGGCCGGGCTCTCCTCCGCCCTCACGCCGGTCAGCGATGCCACTGGAACATCGGGCCGGTGGTGATACTCGTAGGCTTCGAACAGCTTCACGAATCGGTCAGTCCCGTAGACGTTCTCGTGAATCGAGTCCGCTTCCTTCGGGCGAATCCACTCCACTTCCTCCTCCGGATTCCAGCAATGAAGCCACGGGTGAGCCGTCGAGGTCGCGTTGAAAAGCCGGATCGGCACCTGAAGCCATTGGCAATCGACGCGTGGATCTGACATCACCGAGCGGATGTATTCAATCACCGTGGCCCATTCCGCCTCTTGATCGATGAACACGACCGGGACCGGCAAACGCCCCTTCTCCTCCGCGACTTGCAGGGCGAGGTTCAGGACAACCGTGCTGTCCTTGCCGCCCGAGAAGGACACATCGACATACTCGAAGTGGTCATAGACCCAACGAATCCGGTCCAGCGCCGCCTCCAGCACGTTCTCCGGAAGGTAGATCTTCGCAGACGCCGGAGGCACTATTCCACCCTCAGGAAGTAGGAGCGAGGCATGTGACGGGCTCCGGTGCCCTCACGCTCCAGAGGCGACACGATCCGCTCGAAGTCCGGGCCGAAGAACCGCCGCACAGCCGACACGACCTCGCGAGTTCGAGGATCATCCGGCGTGAAGTCGTGACCGGCGATGAACCCACCGTCTCTGACCTTCGGCGCCCACGCGATCAGGTCTGCCAAAACCGACTCCTCGCGATGGTCAGCATCGATGTAGACCAGATCGAGTGAGCCGTCCATGATGAGCGGCGCCGCTTCAAGGGAGGTAGCCCGAAGTATCCGAACACGCTTGTCGCCTTCGAACCGCTTCTGAACGTAATCATGCCGGAAGTCCCAAGCGGAGGCAGACGAAGAATAGGTGTGATCCATCTGCCGCCATGGGTCCACGAGGATTAGTTCCCGTGGCCGAAGCTCAGCGAGGAGGGAGGCAGCGAAGCGACCGCGCAGCACACCGATCTCTGCCACGCGGCCAACCGTCCCGAGCTTTCGGCGGATGTCGCGAAGATACGAGACTCTGCCCATGGCGCCCTACGTGAGCGGCATCGGGTGAACGTCATCGAACTTGAAGGTCGCAGCGTAGCCGAGCAGCGCGTGGATAACGTCAGCGTCCGGTGCGTCGTCCACGAAGGTGTCCAGCGACAGTGCCAGATACCACTGTGGAGCCGGCCAATTTCCTCCGGCGAATAACTGGTGAGGGCTATGCGTGTCCAGCACGAAATACCGGCCCCGCTTCAACTGAATCTCAGCCAGCGACACACCGCGCAAGCAGAAACCCGGATCGACGTTGACCATGATCTGGTGCGTGTAGCGAGGGTATGCCTTGTCCGTGTGCAACGGTGTCTGCTTCCGGACCCCAATCCAGTGAGGATCGTTTTCCTTGACGCCGGGAGTCCTACCCCACGTTTTCAACGAGTGATTCGCCGACGGGAACATCTGCTCCAACATCTCCGGGTAAAGCCCGATCGAGTCCGGTAACGAGATGTCGCGATAGCGAAGGACCGGCTGTGACCGCTGATGGGACAACGGAGTGTTCCACTTGAATGTCGCCATTCTACTCCTCGTCAAGATCCGTGAACGTCTTACTCTGCCGCCTTGAGCTTCGCGACCTCGCGATCCTGCTCACAGCCACGCGATGCTCAACGAGCGAGGGGACAGAGATCCAATACGGCTCACGGCGAGAGCGCAGCCAGTCGTTGAAACACGTATCGTAGCCATACGGATTCTCTGCACGACGGGTCCACGACTCCGCGAACGGCATGAACGCCGCCGGGTATCCGGCAGGCAGGTAAGTGCATTGATTCATGGCGAACTGACGGTCCCACCTCGAACCTACCGTCAAGTCCTTGCCGCGCATACTGAAGAACTGGATGACCGAATCCGGGCGTTTGTCGATCACGGCCTGCGCCTTCGCGGCAAAGTCACGAGTCAGGAGAATATCGTCCTCCATGTGGATCGCTGGATCGTCGCCCTGCACTTCTAGTGAGCGCATGTAGGTATCCCACGCATCCCGCTTCGTGTCCTCCACGACCTCCAGTGTCGGCAGCCGATCGAGCAGATACGAAATAAACCGCGAGTCCGGCATAGTCGTCACAATAATTCGAGTCACCGGCGCGGCACTCCCTTCTGACTCAGCGGCTTCCGATTGAACAGAGCTGTGTCCTTGATGTCGTCATACATAGTCCAATAGAAGAATTCACCGCAGTCCAGTTGCGGGAAGTCGTAGCGCCCGAACCGCGCCTTGTAGCCATCCGACCGGATGAAATTGACACAGAACACGAAGTCCGCATCGTCATCCCACTTCCGGCGTAAGGTGTAGGAGTGAGGATTATCCGGCATGGTCACCGCGACTTGGAACGGCATCGCTGCGACCAGCCGGGCGAAGCGGTCGAACGGCTCCTCGTTTGTCGCTGCAAGAATCGCCGTAGCAATCTCCGTGGCAATCGCCCGGCCATACGTGCTCACCAGTCCGAGCGCAAGAGTATTCGTGGCGATGGTCATTCCTTCACGTATTTCTTGATGGTCGCCGCTGCGAACGGGCCGTGCTTCGGATCTTTCGCCAGCACCCACTTCCGATGCCGCCAGAGCCCACACCGGCAGCATACCTCGCTGTCCACCCCAGAAAAGGTGGACCGGACCTCCCGCTGAAGATGCCAACAGTGCTTGCACGTATTCTGCGCCTGGACCACCGGTGTTTTGTCCTTATCGCCAGCCATATTCACCCCTCGATGCCGAAGTCCTTGCCACAGTGAGGACAGACGACCTCACGAATCGCCGGAGCCTCCGTTGTTACCTGCGCTGTCAGCCGCTCTCCGGTCGCCGCCACCTGAGCGTCCGTGACAGCGCCCGAACCGCCGACAGTGGGCTCAACGGACGGACTGAAGCCAGAACCCGAGCTCACCGGCGCCAAGAGGTCTGCCGGGAATTCATACGGTGTCAAGTCGAGCCCATCCGCCGCCAGCCCATGAAGCACCGCCAGATCGTAATCAAGGTTGGCCTCAGAGATCCGGTTCGATGACACGATGATGTCTCGCGCTAACGGGTCATCCGCTGACGCGATATCCGTCCGAACGGCGATAATCGGTCGCGTCCCGTCATGCTCGATCACGATCGGGTCCACGCCGGGGAAGCGCTCGCCTGCCTTCTCCAATCTGGCGTTCCCGTCCAGAATATCCCCGTCGGCAGCCGCCGTCATCGGTGTGGTAAACCCGTGCCGAGACATCGCCGAATCAAGCTGGCCCATGCCCTGCTGTGTGTGCTTGTTTGGGTTTTTCCCCTCCGCCAAAGGGCGGAAGTCCGACAGCGGTTGCGCCACTGGTTTCGCTGCTCGCTTTGCCATCACTACTCCTCGAAGGTGATTCGCCGATCACCGGTGTTTTGCGCCGGAGCCTCCTCCGGCATTACCGGAGGCGCCTCCTGATTCCGCCGCTCAGCCGCCTTGTTGACCTCGTGCCGCCTGTGGTTGGCTCGTGATATCTGGATTCGCTCAAATGGCTCCAGCGCCGCAGCCGGAACGACGACTTCAGTGCCGTGCAGAGCAGCTACCGCTACCTCAGGGATACCCCCACGTAAACGCCGCTGAGGATCGTGACCACATGCCTCGCCAAACTTCCGAACGGCTTCCGAAGCGTCATTCGCCGCCTGTGACAATCCGGAAGCCGCCGCCGCGAAACACTTAGACTCGGTGAGTGGAGGTGTGAAAGCCATCAGCGTCCATTTCTCGACGCCAAGAACGCCTCAAGCCGGGTCACCGTCGGTGCTTCCTCGCCTCTGCGGTCACTCGCCGCGTCCTTCGACTGCCAGCCAAGGAACCGGCCAACGTCAAGCATTGTCTTCTCTGCGTCCCGGCGAATCGCATGGTTCGGGTTCTGAATCGGTCGCGCCGTCTTCCCCTCGCCCTGCCGCACGACATCGCCCACCGACTGAATCAGCCGAACCGCTCGCTGCCATGTCTCCCAAGCCTGCACGTAAGTCGCCACCGCTTGCTCGTAGACTTTTTCGGTGGGCCGGGCGGTGATCAACTTCTCCCAAAACGTCGCGCCCTCAGGCGTCAGGATGGCCGGGCAGTCCTCAGCGGTGAGATAAGGCATCGGTGGCGCGACATCTGCCACCGACGGAGCCTCTGACGGCCTGCGTGAGACGCCAGAGAAGGCGCCCCTGATGACGACCGGCGTCACCCCGTCAGGCAGCGGCCCGTGGCGGTCAGCCCGGTATGTCCCACGAGCGGCATGCACCTCAGCCGGTATCCGTTTCCGGCCTGATCTGCCCTTCCTGCCTGCCATGCCTTAGCGTCTCTCCAATGTCATTTTGTGCCAAAGGCAGAATATCACAGGTTCTTCCGCCTGCGGTCAAGAACTTCCGCCAGCGCAGCGCGTTCAGCGTCCTCCCGACTTTCGTTACCCTCGAACTCCCGAATCGCCGCCCTCTCCTCGAAGTGCTCGCGCTCCTCCGGGGTGAGGTCCGCGAGCCTGATGTTGATGGTCAAGAAACACCTTCCGGCCTACTCAGCCGTTCTAATCTCCCGCGCCTAGAATTGCACGTCATGTGAGCAGCCTTGATATTGCCATCGGTATCACTCCCGCCGTCCAACAGCGCGATCACGTGATCCGCCGTCCCGGCGAGCCTGTGAGGGACTGCTAACGTCGGGTCAATTCCGCCTCCGCAGACCCAGCAAACCCAACAGTCCCGTTCGCAGATTCGCCGCCACCTGCCCACTTCGAGCTTCCCGCCACGCGCCTTCCGCCGAAAACTGGCACGGCGCCTGCGTTGACGAGCCCGTTCCGCCCTTGACCCCAGCTTCCTGTGTTTTTCTGCCAAACTCAGTTTTCGAGCGAGGAAACACGCGTAGCTGCATGTTCTGATGCCATTCCCGCGCCCGAGAACGTCGCAACCACAGTGGACGCATACCCTCACCTTTGCCGCTGTGTAACGTCTATGACAGGGGAGGCAACGCAGGCTACTCAAGCACGTTGGATTCCCGCAGTTTGCACACTTGCCTCCATGTCGCCAGCGGTAGGATTTCGAGCGATCGAGAGAGAGCCCCAACGGGACCGGCCCGTGCAGATCCTTCCGGTAACTGCCAGCTAAAACGTGAGCTTCCGTGCCCTTCGGCTTCCGTCCAGACCTACCGGGTCTTCCCGCCATGCCCCGTTCCTCCACCTTTGTGAAATCGCGTTTTCTGACAACTACCATTTTGGACCAAAATCTACGCGAAGGGAGGGCGCGGTCTTTCGGCGCCTCACTCCGCCTAAATCCACAGGGTATAT